AATTCAACTGTTTCAAAGATCGAATTGCCCTTTTTTATTGGACAGTAGTGAAATATTTTAAGTTATGGCTAATAGTTATAAAGGTAAGATTGTTGCTATCGAAGGCATTCAATCTATTCAGAGACAAGGTAAAGAACCATTTGAAAAGAGACGTTTGATGCTTGATGTAACACGTTTCGATGGTCTGACAGGTGAACGTGGCTACGAAAAGCGCATCATCTTTGAATTCAGCGGTAAGAATGTACATGTTCCGGATGGTTTTAATGTCGGGGATATAGCAGAAGTATTCTTTGACGTTGAGTCATATCAAGGAACGAAGAAGGATGGCACAACAGATTGGTTCACATCGGTTCGAGGCTACAAGATGCAAAAGATAGAAGCACAGAACAATGCACCACAAGGTGGAACGCAAGCTGCCGCTAACAATCCTTTTCCACCACAAGCTCCAGCCGCAGGTGCAGCCCCAATGCCACCAGCGCAGCCAAGTGGCAATAACGCATCTAATGCGCCATTTTAAACTTATTATGGTGGAGAATTAATTTTCTCCACCTTTCATTAAAGAAAGATGGTATATAATATGTTGAATCCGGTCGAGCTTGAAAAGTTCGAGGAACGAACCAGGGCTATGATAACCAAAGCCAAGAAACTACAAGGTGATTATTATAATGAGAAGTTCTTTGTTGTTGACCTTAAAGAGAGACAACAATCTAGGACAATCCAGCAGAATGCTTATCTGTGGGTAACAATCACTTACGTAGCTATTGAAGAAGGATATACTAAGGACTATATCGAACAAGAGTTCAAACGTGTAAATAAGGATGTTTTTCTTAGGGAGCGTGAGAATAAACAAGGCAAGACCTTCCAATATTGGAGGCACATACCAGACCTTGACAAAGAAGAAATGTCTTTATGTATAGACCGATGGCTTCATCATTGCTCTATGGAAAGAGGATTATACATACCTACTCCACAAGACCATGCTTATATGGTATGGCAGACACAAGTGGAGAGGCAAGCAGAATTAAATAAAGAGTTTCTATAGGATGCTTGGTGTCGTAGCTCAGTTGGATAGAGCAAATGTTTCCTAAACATTAGGTCGTGAGTTCAAGCCTCACCGATACCACATTCTCTAACATAAAAATAAAGAATATGAAATCATTAACAGGAAAGTATTTTATCGTAGGTGTTCGTTATGAGAAAACTCTAGAAGACGGAACGAACGCTAAAACTACAGAGCAATATGTTGTAGATGCCTTGTCATGGTCAGAATGCGAGGCTAAGACTACAGAAGAAATGGCGGTGTACACAAATGGTGATATGGAGATTGTCACTATGAAGAAAGCTAGCTTCTCTGAGTTGTTCCTTTCAGAGGTAGATAGTGAAGATAAATACTACGATTGCAGTATTAACATGATTACTATTGACGAAAAATTTGGCAAGGAGAAGAAGACCAAGGTTCGTTATCTTGTGCAGGGTGATACCATTGAAAAGGCTCGTAAGAATGTAGATGAGATTATGGGTAAGACTATGATTGATTACAATATTACAAGTCTTAAGGAAACATCAATCATGGATGTATTCTTGCATATGGGTAAACCAAAGGAGTAAGGCTTTTCATTTTTCTTATTATTTAATTAGTTTGAAATCCCCCTATGGGGTGGTGCTGCTTAGTTCAATGGTAGAACGTCCGCCCAAATCGGAAAAAGGTTGTGGGTTCGACCCCCACAGCAGCAACTATGACTTTTGGTTTGATAAAGGATAAAGATTATGGGATATTATGATAGATTCAACAAAGGTGGAAAGAAGCCTAAACACCAAAGGAGCGAGAAGCAAAAGTGGGTTGACAAGCTAGATAGGCTTATGTCGGTTTATATCCGCATGAGAGACTCTAGAGAATTTCACTATAAGTACTTCAGATGTATCAGTTGTGGACGAATATTGCCAATCGACCAAGCCGACAATGGGCATTATTGCGGACGAACTCATATGAGCTTGCGCTTTGATACACGTAATCAGAATGCGGAATGCAAACGATGCAACAGATTCTCTTCTGACCATCTTATCGGTTATAGAAAGAATTTGGTAATGAAGCTTGGAAGATTGGCTTATTTACAGAAGCATCCTCACGTTCCTTTAGATATGGAAGAAGTTAAGCGGCTCGGAGAGCAACAAGTTGATTTGCTGGAAGTAATGAAACATCAAGCAAAGAATTGGTCGGTGTTTGAATTACAAGAACTCTATAAATACTATGCGGCTCTAATTCTGAAAATGAATGAAGAAAAAGACAATCAATAAGGTTTAAATAATGTTACTACATTAATAATAAACACTAAAAGGTTTGCATTATTGAATTATTCTTCGTAACTTTGCAATCGTCTTGGTGAGACACACCATAAAAACTGTAAGGTCATTTTTCTATTGGCTTTTGTTATGCATAAGACTTGTGCATTCCTATATAGTAACAAAAGTGATTTCATATTATTTGTGAAATGAAGTTTAAATTAAGACCATATCAAGAAGAGGCTAGCAAGAAGGCTGTTGAGTTTTTCTTGGATGAAAAGAAAAATTGGAACGCTCTGGAAGTGCTCCCTACAGCATCGGGCAAATCCTTAATTTTGGCAGATATAGCTGCTAGACTCAAGGATAAAGTGCTTGTGTTCTCTCCTACTAAGGAGATTTTGGAACAAAACTACAAAAAGTATTGTTCTTATGGATTTGATAATGCCAGCATCTATTCCGCTAGCTTTAAATCAAAGGAAATCAGCGATGTTACTTTTGCTACAATTGGTAGTGTAAAAGGACATCCCGAATTGTTTACTGACTTCAAGTACATATTGATTGATGAGGTTCATTTAGTGAAACCTGAATCCGGCATGTATAAGGAGTTTCTTGATAAATTAAAGAGCAAGGTCATAGGTTTAACCGCAACACCATTCCGTCTGTATTCCTATCAGAACTATGGTAGCATACTGAAGTTTCTGACAAGAAGTAGAGACAAGATTTTCAAGGAGCTAATCTACTATGTTCAAGTTGAGGATATGGCAAAGAACGGATATATCTGTCTTCCGAACTATTACACTTGCCCACCACCACAATGGAACGAAGGAAACTTGCAGCTCAATTCAACTTGCCGTGATTACACTGACCAAAGTGTCAAGCAAGAATATGAACGTGTAGATTTGTACGGATGGCTAGTTAATGTTGTCAAAAGATTGCTTAATCCGAAGCGAGGTGGACAACGTAAAGGTATCTTGGTTTTTACTAAGTTCGTTAAAGAAGCTCAGATGCTGACCTATTCCATACCTAATTGCGAAATGGTCTGCGGAGAGACACCACCTAAAGAGCGTGAGGCTATCATCGAGCGATTCCGCAATGGGCAGACTAAGGTATTGGTAAATAGCCAAATCTTGGTCGTAGGCTTTGATTATCCGGAGTTAGATACTGTAGTGTATGCAAAGCCAACACGTTCATTAGCGCAATATTATCAAGTCGTAGGAAGACTTCTTAGACTATCAAAAGGGAAACAACCTTGGTTTGTTGACCTCTGTGGTACTTATGAGAGGTTCGGTAAAGTTGAAGACTTGAAATTGCTAGACCAAAACGGAAAAGGAAAGTGGGTAATAATGAGTGGAAATAAACAATTAACAAATGCATTTTTTTAAGATATGGTAGTAAAATTAGACGAAAAAGCATGTAGCTTGGATGCAGATGAATTGGTCGCTTTCGTCCGTCTGTCATTTAATACTGACAAAGACGGATATGTGTATGGGAGCAACAAGGAAATATCGGAAAAAATAGGCATGTCGGTAGCAAAGACAAAAAAAGCTATTGATGGACTATTTGAGAAACAAATGGTATCTATCGGAAACGGAAAAGTCTTTATTTGGAAGCATGAAGACAACATAGAATTTGCTGAAGGCGAAGAATCTAAACCACACAAGAATGAACCTGAACGAATAGCATTGAATAACGTCCCAAGTGTACAACAAGTGGATGATAAAGCAAAAAAGGTTTGCGAATATTTCAATAAGGTTATCGCTGGAAGAGGAATGCCTCTAGTTCATGCCCTGACATCGAAGAGAAAGTCAATGATTAATTCACGGCTTAAAGAATATGGGAGTGAGCAGATGAAGTTGATGATTGACAAGGCGGCAGCATCTTCATTCCTTAATGGTAGTAATGGATGGATGGCGAGTTTTGATTGGATTATGAAACCAAATAATTTTATTAAAGTATTGGAAGGAAATTATGATGACAGAAAGCAAGGAACTAATAAAGACGCAGAGCAAGGCTATTATCAAGAGTCAGCCGACCTCGTGCAGCGTCTCAATCAACAGAGAAAAGCAACGAATATTCAATGAGTATGGAACATTCGATGATGTTCTAATGTCTTTCTCTCCATCAAGCCAAGTAGGTAGTAAGATGTCTATCGGAAAAGCTTTTAAGAGCAACGCACCGACACTAACCTATCTTGACTTGTGTTATGGAGAAGGAAGTGCAATAACATGGCTTGTGGCATGGGTTTCTGATGTATATGGTATCTGTGGCTTTGTTAATAATGAGGTTACGGACAATATTAAGATAATGACTGCAAATGCAATAAAGGATGAGTATTATTTCCTTAATCTGAACGAGCTGATTACTTTCTTCAAGATGTTTATTGCCGGAAAGTTCGAAAAATTCTACAAAAAGCCAAATCCGCAAGTAATTACCAAGAGCTTGTACACTTTCTGCTTTCAACGGATGGATGCCGTTAAAGCAATGGAAGCAAATATGCAGAAAGAAAAGGAGGCTAAAGAAGATGAGGCTATCAAACAAAATGCTATCACATATGAAGGATGGGCTGCAACAAAGAAAGCTAAAGGCGAAGAAGTCAACATAGAACTTATCGAAGACGATAAAGGCAACAAGATTTTTCGGGTTAAAGCTCCTAAAGCTGATGCTAGATTGGACTCAGCTTATATGATAGTCAAGAATACAACAAATGCCGATTTTAAGACTATATGCAAGCTAAGAGAATGTTTCGTTAAGAAATATGGTATAGACCCATACGACTTGATTAGAAATTTAGGAAATAAAAAACTTAGAGAATATGAAGAAAGAAGAAATTGTCAAGGCAATCATTAAGAACCTTAGAGATGTAAATGGCAAAAAGTTCCGCAAGGATGATGTTCAAGCCATTGTGAATTATTTCATAGACCTCACAAAGCAATCGTTACGCAACAGAGACCGTGTTATGATACGTAGCTTTGGAACATTTGTGGTACGACATAAAAATCCCAAGCAAATTAATTGCGTGCGAACTGGAGAGAAAACGATGACAAGGGAGAAAGACCATGTAGCTTTCATTCCGTCTAATGATTTTGACTTAGATTCAATAGTGTAAAATGGAGATAGCAGAAATAGAACAGATTATAGAGGCTTGCAACTTTGATGTTGCTAGCCAGACCCAAAGAGCAGAAACATTCAACGTAATTGACGCTATTGTAGAAATGCGCAAATACGAAGGTCGTTTCAACGCCAAACGTTGGGAATATGAAAATGTTAACGGACGTGGCACGATAGAAATATATTCGAAACTCGTTGCCGGAACTCTAGAGGACAAATTAGCAGAGTTTGCTATTACATTATTCTCAATGGCCAATAAGTACAAGATGAATGTCAAATCGTTGAGGCTAGACCCAGATTCAATGAGAGACCGTTCCTTTGAAGACTTAATGATGTCTATGCTGAAGATTGAAATGACACATTACCGAGTGTTCAAGAAGATTATAATCTTGATTGGCATGCTTTGCGGATATTGCATGATGAATGGTATTGATTTATTGTGGTTCGTTAATAAGAGACTTTTGGTAAACATTAAATAGGCTAAAATATGAATAAGTTAAAGTTAATTTTTACAAGTACGGATTTCGCATCTTATACGAAGAGTACTATGGGTATGTTATGCAAGGTTCTGATACGAATTCCATACCTTGTACTTGTTGGCATAGTTAGTACAACATGCTGGCTTGCCAAGTGTATTGTAAAGTTCTGTAAAGAGAACACAAAGGTAGCGGTGATTATCGGTTTTATCCTTTGCTTTATGTTAATGTTCGTTGAGTTTATCTATTTTAAACTTCAGCTAGCAAAGAGTTCGTATCAGACAAGTGAACTCATAAAGCGGAACTATGAGCTGGAGCAAACCGACAGATACGATATTGGCTTCCACGATGCGATGGCAAAGAACAGAGAAATGCTTACACAAAATATTAAGCCATGACGGATGAATTTAAAGATGCTTTTACAAGAGCACAATCCTTGCAGAGAAGATTCAATCCTGATTACATGAACTCCTTTTCGTTAGCGATTAAATACGATAGCTATTATGAGGAATATATGGAGATTGAATTGAGAACAGATAATGACAAGTTCTTTATTTCTACATTGACATGTGTTTACGAAGAGGATTATACTCTAAGATTAGACGAATTAGAAAAAACGATAGATAAATTATTAACAGATGAAGACGGAGAATAAAAAAGTTATTTTTGTAAGCCTGTTGGATATTATAAGTATTCCATCGGGTAATGAGCATCCTGTAGATATTACGGATTTTCAGCTTAAGCACGATTTCTTTAGAGCGTTGCAAGCAGATGATAATATAGTCCGTGTCAATATCTTAGGATATGACAAGAACCAGGTAATGTATTCAAGCGATATAACATTCAAGAAAATGGTATCGGTTATTTCATACGAAATTGCCATGTATGCAGATAAGGCTGTAGTTCCATATTGCTCTACTGATAATATTGATGATACTTTTGTTGATGCTGCAAAAAGCACCGAGAGTATAGAGTTTCTCAAAGACAAATCTAATTGGCTGATTATTGGGAACGATGATCTAGCTGATAAATTTGGGGTTGACAATATAACAATGGAGGATTTCGTCAATGGAGAACTTGGAGAATATTCTGAAGGAGCTAAGACAGCAGAAAAGAGATAAACATATTAAACCGGAAATCTTGACCTTAGCAACCATAAAGAATAGGTACGGAAAAGACCCGTTACCTGAGTTGCGTAATTTATGGGCAAAAGGACTGGTTAAGAATTGTAGAACTTTAAATGATTTAGGCTTTATATACAATGGATAAGGAGTTAATAAAGAAGTTAGTAGCACAAGGCAAGGCTTATGTACTTGACTTGCGAGGTGGTCGTGTTCCTTATAAGGAAGGTAATGCTGCGGCAGTTGATTTTTACTGTCCACAAGATGTGGTATTGAATATGCCTTGGGTGAAAATGGGAAGAGGTCACATAAATCTGCATTTAGGCGTGGAACTTCCTAAAGATGTTGGCTTGGATATTCGTTCACGTTCCGGCTTTACTGACAAAGGTATGCAAGTTGATGTGGCCTTTATTGGCAAGAACGAAATACAAGTTGGTTACATGACTAATGTTAGAGCGGATATTGATATTTGTCTAGGTCTGGTCGATGAAGACTATAGGGACAATATTGGTGCGCTTTATAGAGTAAATTCCGACCGTTATATGCCGACAAAGGATAGCAAATTTAAACTTGATTCTGATTACGAATATTATGTTTTCGTAGTCAAGAAAGGTACTCGTATTTGTCAGGGTGCATTCCGCAAGGTAGAAAATCCAAATTGCATTCTAGGAGAGTTGAACATGGAAAATAATCGAGGTGGAGGATATGGTCATGGCGGAACAAAATAACTATGGATGTTGCGAATATGCTAACAAGTATATCTTTGAGATTAGACATTTGGCAGACATGATTGAATGCAAGGATAATGCCGCTTTCGTTTCATCTCTTAGGGAGGACTTTGGAAAGCTCGGATTATTTTCAAGCGCAGCCAATTTCCTTCGTCTTATGTATGAGATTCGAGCATCTTCTGAAGACAAAGAAACCTTACGAAATCATATCTGCGTAATGGCGATGGAAGCCTTGCTTACGCTCTCTTGGTTTATTGTCTCAGATTATAACGACATCATCGGGTCGCAAATCGAGTTTTTCAAAACCAAGAATAAGCGGTATGGAAACGCTTTCTCGGAATGTTTCTCTAAGGATGGTTATCCGTATGCATTCGGTCATTTGCAAGAGAAAATTAATCGTATTTGCTCTTTGCTTACTTTAAACGAGGAAGCTAAAGAAGAGCCTATTCTTGACAGCTATAAAGACTTGTTGGGATATTGCATTTTAACTCTAATAGAAATAAAATGAAATACCGGATTAAAAGAATTGAAAAGGTTATCAATGGGCAGAGTTCGTTTGAGCACTGCTCGTTGGTAGTTTCCGACATAGAAATGTTTAGAAAACAAATAAATGCAGACGAGGTTAACTTCGTCTATGAAATGTTGAACTAAAAACAGAAAAGAATGAAAGAACCAGACATTGAAATGAATCTAAAGAAAATCATGGAACGCATAAAATGGATTAGAGAAACTAAGGCCATCTTATCCAAGGAAGAAATAAGTCTTTCCATTCCATTGATGCAAGATTTATCGCAAGTAGGCAATATTTACGATAAATTTATGAGCTATCATGCCGGAAGAAATTCCACAATGGTACGCAAGCAATTTATCTTTGTTATTCTTTACCTTTATTCTCCTAGTGCCCTTGGCGGTTCTAAGATGAGAAGAGGGCTAAGAGAGAAAATCGCTAAGGTTTTGGGGTGTACATGTTCTAATGTGAGCCATGATTACAAGAATATCAGTTTCTATTATGTTACTTACCGAAGTTTCCGTAATGACGTGAATGAGATATTGGATAAGCTATTAATAGATTTGGGTTTAAAAGAGATAGGGGAAGAATAGATTCCCCTACCCTTTTTTATTATTGCAACTTCAACTGCTGTTTTATGCCTAGTCTTTTTGCTTCTTTACTAAAAAGGTCTATTTTACGTTTTACTTCATCTTTAAACTCATCAAACAATGCTATTAAAGCCTCTTGCTCGGTATCAAAAAGTGATTCCTCTCTAATTGTATGCTGTTTAGTTCGTTCACAATAGTCGGGTTTGTATTTATAATCTATCCACCAACCTGAAGGACTAAATTCGTTCCCCTCGAACCAAGAAACGTTGCAGCATCCCTTTATTATACAGCGTTGCGGATGTTCAAACCAACCATCTATATACCAAGCAATATCACCATTCCTATATTTTGGGATGGGTCTTTCCTCTTTGTTCGTATACTTATATTTTTCCATATTCTCGCTTTTTATTACTTATAGAAATCCCTATTATAAACACCTGAGAGCTTTTGCATATCTTCCTCTGTTATATAGTATTTTCGATTTAACTGATATTGAATATAATCTCCATACTCTACATCTTTACATGGAAAGAGCTTTCCGTTATCAATTCGTTTAAATACTATATTATAATCTGTCCTCACTCCTTTATTAATAATTGAGAAGTGACTTCCTACAGACTCTCGCTTATCTATTACTTCATACCAAAAAGTTTTGCCTTTATGAAAACTATCATCAATAGCCGCATAAACAACAACTCCTATTATAAAAAGAACAAATAAAAGCTTAAAAAAATAGTTATCTTTTTCCATACACTTAACTCTTTTTTATTTTTAAATACTTCAACTTTGCGAATCGGTATGAATTGTATATTCCACCAAGCGTTTTATACACTTTAGATGTGAAGCACTGAACGCAGCCTGTATAATCATCAAAACCTAAGATGATATACTTATCTTCAAGATAACCTGCCACGTATGCGCCAATGTCCTTACCTTTATAAAGAACTGGTTTTCCACAATACGCATTAAAAAATTCTTTATTTGTCATACGCTATACTATTTTAGTTCATCAAAGTCAAACCACTCTATCTTATCGTAGCATTCGTACATAGTTTCTATACGTTGTGTGCCGTCACCTCTAGTGACAATCCATACATCATCACTCATTGCTCCGTAGTGAAGAGCCGTAGGGTTTACACCGCCACCACTATATCGGAACATTACCCACTTTTTTAATGGTGGCTTCTCTTCCTTTAGGTCGTGCCATAACGATGCTGCGTTCACGTAAGGAACGTTTTCTGTATCGCAATCGGTAGCGTTAATCTTCTCTGTACTGAACGTTACACCATCTAATTCATTGTAATCTACCTCATCCTTGTTGCTACTGATGTTGAGATAAATCTTCTTTGGCAAATTCTTTATTTTCATATTACTTAAATTTAATAATAAAAAACTCTGTATAAAGCCACTTGTCGGGGCATAAACCTTTCTTTGGCTTGCCGATGCTAATGCTCTCAATCTCCTTTTCGATGCGTGGGCTATCCTTGCGGTAGCCGTTGATGAAGAGGACGTGGGTGAACGGAATAACCTTTAACCACTTATTTTTTATAAATCGTGTTAATAACTGAGCAATAGTCTCATCAATCAAAATGTATACAATATTCCTTGTGATTTTTTCGTACTTACAAGGCTTTTTGTGTCTATCTTTTATTTGATAGAATAATCTTTTCAGCCAATACATTTTTATTTCTCTATACTCTTCCGTCTTCTCGCCAGCCACAATCATATCGAACCACTCCTTGCGGACAGTGAGGGTCAATATTTTCTTTTTCATCTTTCCACCTCCTCCCAATCATTTGCGAGAATATTGCTACACGATATATCGACTACTGATACATGAGGTTTTCCTGTAATATATACATACTCTCTTCCCCAACTATTTTTACCAATAGAATAGGAATCTGAACTACCCCACCCATATCTTTTTACTTTCTTTCCTTCCTTCATTCTTCTCAGAGCCTCCGAGAAGTCAAATGTTTCCTTCTTCATTTCTTCTATCTTTTTAATCCTCATACGCTATTTATTTTGTTAAACTTATCGCCTTTGTGATACGGTGGTCTCGAAGTATAAAACCGCCCAATCTTTTTTTGCGATTTTCTTGAAGAATATCTAATGGTCTGTATCTACAATGTCTTAGATACCAATAAGGAGACTTTTTCAATAGCTTATCAAAAGCTCTGTTTCCTTTATCCCATGTTGAGCACTGTTCGATAACCCTTCGAAAGTCGCAAGCCATTATCTTCTTTGCCAATCTAATCTTCATACGCTATAGTTGCTCTAATTTATTAATTATTTCGTCAAAGCGGTGCATATAATCGAAGTTTGGATTTTCATCATACTTGCGCTCCATTCTGTCATATAGCCAACGTAGATGCTCCGCATCCTCGTGGAACTCTTTAATATCTTGTTCGTCTAAGACAATTTGTTTCTTCATACGCTATTTCTCTTTTCCGTAATACTTTTTTGATAAGTCATTGAATCGCTCATAATTCGGAAGCTTGGGGGAGATTTCAAACTTCATCGTTCTTACATCATACCCTCTATCAGTCATTTCTTTGACAAACTCTTTAGTAAAGACTTTATCGAAGAGATAATGAGCATCTGCTTGGGTCATAAACCCTAAAGGGTGATAAGCACCAATGCAGTTCTCTTTCTTATCCCAATATGCCGTTAGCTTCTCTTTCTTTTTAAGCCTCATACGCTACTTCTTTTTGAGACAAGGACAACTTTCAGCGTGGATAACACAAACGCCATGTTTCGTGTCCACAACCAGATATTCGTGTCCTCTCTCAGTGAATACTGACATGCCAATCTTCTTTGCAGGTTCATTACTATTAGCCAATGAGCGAAAGCCCTCAAAAATCAATGCACCTACAAGTAAGCACAAGACAAACCAAACGGCTGACTTGATTAAGTTTAAAATCTTATTCTTCATACACTCCATTCCATATATTTACACACTCAACGAACTCTTCGACTTCTTCTATACTATTCAATATAATAGTAATGCTCCCATCTTCGTTCCAATGCTGATTACTTACATCTACCATAGTTTTATCCTACTTATCCTTATCGAATTTATTGCCAATAACCTTAATATACTTAAAGTATAAAGAATAAGGCATTCCATCAATAATAGCAACAAATGCACCGTACATATATTCAATTACTGCTTTTACCTTGATAAATCCCTTATATAGGTCATATATCTCACACTCTGCTATATCGCCTTCCCAAATTTCATTGCCTTTGTAATCTGTCAGTCCTGTGAACTGGCAGACCGTAGAAGGGTCAACTCTAGGGCATATAATGTGCTCACTTTCACCTTTCCCCATATAGATATGAATACCATCAGACTTATGCAATAAGTCTCCATAGACCCATTCGCCATTATAAATACTCTTTGCTTTGAACTTGATTTTTTTCATTTCCATAAGCTATAATTCTTCTTTTTTAAATTCTGTTTTTGGAACACGATAATAAACTGCTTTTCCAAAGAATTCTTCTACGCCTTTTAAGGGCATTGTCTTTTCTAAAATATTATGTACCTTCGTGCCTTTTCTAACACTAATAGATACATAATCATATCCATCATTTATTAGTAATGGTGAATTGTTTGTCATATACACCTTGCCATTATTGGAAAGATTACTATGATTTCTTGCAGGCTGGTAGTACAATCCACTAGCCTTATGTTTAATTCTGTAAGGTTTAACCATAACTATTCCTCCACTTTTACGCCAAACGAAACTCCGTCGGCAAAGGTGTATTCCTCGAATAATTTATCATAACTAGTTGGTCTATCATCAATACCAACTACAGCTAAGAAATCACCTACAGCTTTTTGAATAAAATATTTTCCAGTAGCTTTCAGCTTCACCCACCCAAATGGATGGTGATTTTGCATCCCTTGCCAGCACTCTTCTGCGCCCTTAAAAGGGCGGTACTTTGACTCTGGCTTAATGCGGTACTCAAAATCATTATCAAAGCTTAGGTCTTCATCATCATACCATAATGACTTATCACCTTTGATACATCTACTCTCTATTGCCTTTCCTTCGGCAAAAGCTACCAAAATTGGCAAAATTTCCTTAACTTGTTTTCTATCCATACTTAACTATAAATTTATATATTATTTTAGAGTAGTCTAAATTAGACCACATTTAAAATTCATTAACGTTGTTATTGTTTATATTATCATATAAATGACTACCTTTGCAACCGAATCGTTTAGAGTACCAAGCTCTATTAAGGTAAACCTCTTGCACAAAAACAACTTAAAGCAGTTATGGCAACAGATTTACAAAGCCCCTTTGTTGCAGCATAGGGGCTTTTTCGTGTACCGCAGTTTGTAGAGGTTTTGCGGTATTGCAGCTATCCTATGGTAGCGAACTTAATAGTTTCTTGGTTATGATAAATGATTCAAAAACAAACGGAAGACACTTAATCTTTCGTCCTTACGTTGTAAGAAACGGAAAGGTTATTTATCCTAAGAATGGCAGAATGCTTGCCTTCTGGGTTGAGGGCTAGTCCTAGTCTTCTATTTGTAGGCGGTAGCTGCAACTACCGCCTTTTTATTTTGGCTCATATAACTCACAAGACTTTCTTCGCTCTCCAACTCTTATATGCTTTTTCTTACAATAGAATAAGAACTTCTTCATATCCTTTTTCCTGTATATACAAGTCTTACATTTTAGCATAACTATTAATCTTCTAATTCTTTTAAAATCATTTTTACCAAGTGATAATTATCACCATCCCAACCTTCATCAAATGCTTCGCCATTATCGGACAAATGGTGCTCATTGACGTAATCAAAGATGGCGTTATGAAAGAAGTCATCATCTGTCCCATAATCATCTTCATTATAGAAGCCTTCGTAACCTAGGAGTTTTTCACATTCCTTGTGCATACAGATTGCAGACCTATATTCAGTATTAAACTGCCTGACATATTTGGTTCCTGCTTCTATCGTACAACCACACATATAACATTTGTGAGGTTTGCGTGCCTTGCGCTCTGAATCTATCCAATCCATAATCATTTATCTTTTGGGTCAACGAATGGTAGCCAGTACTCTACATCAGGGATATTCCATCCGTTGTAGTCTTTGGCTATCCTTTTATTTACTATATGTCCAAAACTAATTCTTCCGATTGTAGTAAGGACAATAACTTCTTTATCTACTGGTGGTAGCTCATCCTTGACAGATACCCATACTGGAGAAACATTTTTAGGCTTGCGGTCTTGTAGAGTAGCAGTATAGTTAAAGGTAAAAAAATCTACAGGATATTTTTGCCAATGGCTTTCTTCTATTGCCTTATTGATTGCTTCTCTTTTTGAGTTTGCTTCAACCATAACATATTTTGAATTAGATGTTTTGAAATAATCCACTCTATATATTGCCATTATTTAGTCCTCCTATAAATATCTTATCATTATTTCGTAATCTTCTAAACATTCAGAAGGAATACTTTTTAAATATTCTTCTATTACAGACTTAGCATCATCACCCATATCTTTCAACATGGTAACGAGTGCTTCTTCTTTATCTGTATCATACATAACCTTAGACATTTCTGTTATAAGGCTTACATGAGATTCATCATGTACTCTATCACGGAATGTTTCTAACATGAAATCATATAATTCTTTATCAGACAGCTTGCACATTAAACTATCCAAGTCTATTGTTACATATACGCTCATTGTTTTACTCTCTTTTAAGAAATTCATTAATCTTATCTCTTATCTGCAACTTGTAGTTATCTCCATACAGATGTTCTTCTGCCCATCTTAAAGCATCCATATATCCTGATTCATAACTATCTTGCATATCATAACAATCATAGATTTTTCTTGTTTCTGCCATATTCTCTTATTTTTACCCTCTCCCTGTTACCAAGGAGAAGGTGGTTATTACTAAAGCTCATCAAACTCTTTTTGCAATCTCTGTTTTGTTTCATTCAGAAGCTGCTTGAATTTAGTCTCAAATTCCTTATCATCCATTGACAAGTTCAATATACTAATTCCAATACAGGTAAGTTCATCTCTTAGAGACATATTTAAGAGTAAATTTATTTCAGAAATCCAACTAGTGATTGTGTTTGCTCTTTCTAATTTATCTATATCCATATTACTATCTATTTATACCTTTTGAAGGATGCTTAATCAACTAATTCTGCTCCGAGATAGTCATAAAAAGAACCATCACTACCTTCTGAGACAAAATCTTTATACCATAATTCCCAAGGGCTTGTAGCACATCCTCTGTGGTCTATATAAGGGTAATTTACATAATGTATTTCTTCATATACATTATTTCGATATTTCACTATCCACATCATACTCTATCTATTTATACCGAAGGCGTTAAACAATCAAAGATATCAAACCCAAAAATGCTACTACTAAAGCGGTTACACTTAAAATAAAAATAAAGATACTTATAGGAATATACCATACACTTTCAGTTTTATCCATTCCAAATTGTACCGTAATATCCAAAATCATTGTTAATGCTAATAATAATATAGCCATACCTACACCTCCATTTCGTTTTTAATACCCATACCAAAGAAGAGGTGATTGAGTTCGTGGCAATATTGTATCTCCGCTATATTATTTCCATCAATCTCTACATATAGCTGACCTTTATCTGATTTATGCTTAAAGTCTATCCCAACATAAGAAATAAAACCTTTTGCCACATTTAAATAATAGTACGACCCGTTTTGAGTTTTCCACCCATTCTTTTCTAGAATATCCGTTGTAATAGGAATGGGTTTGATTTCTTTACTTGTGACTTTTGCAAAATTCCCATTCATAAATCTTATAAGATAAGATGTTTCACGAACCTCACAGATTTCTGCAATAGGTTCTTTATATAAAGATGTATATCTTACCAAGTCACCATCTATGTACTCTTTCATTGCTCACCTCCTTCCTTTGGCAGTAAATCATTCAAGTATAGCCAACCTTCGATGCCATATACATTATGTAGGTTGCGTAATTGGTCTAAAACAAAACCTACATTTAGAATACTGACACCTCCGTTTATCAAGACTAACAATCTTCCTTTACCAAACTTTGGCTCTTCACTAGCAGGATGCCATAAATTCTTCAAAAACTCATTTATAGCCCACTTAGCACCTGTAATAAATGAATTTTCAATTAACTCAGTTTCTGCATCAACTACTTCTTTAAAGCATTGCATGGGAGTGCCAAGAGTACTACCATGCATAGATGCTATAAGCTCAAATCTGTGAAGGTTTGCAGCTTCTTCTATTTTATTATCGTCTATCATAATCTACCCTTTCTTTTTTTGAGTTCTAACATTCTCCTAGTTCTACGGCTTTCCTTGTCACTATGATAGCAAAGACGCTCTATTACTTGGTCATTACTTTTATAGGCACGAGCTTCATTATCAAATGCTTCTTTAAGAGATATGCCTGAAGATAATATTATATTATTTGCGATATTATCATCCATCATACCTAACCCTCCACATCTTTAGTCGTACCTAACAAGTGCTCGTTTCCTTCGTAAGGAATGCAGTGAAACCAAGCACAACCATTCTCACACATAAAGTGGTTTTCGTCTTTATAGCCGAAGAAACTCGCTTGCCATTTTTGGTCTTTATTATCTCTAACCAACACTTTGTCGAATGGTTTCAGCTCAACCTTTGGCTTCAAGTCCACAATCATTTTATGCTCGCTATCCCAATCTTTATTTTCCTTTGCGAGTGCGTCAAATAACTGCTGCTTTTCTGAGTCAGTGGCATGGCGAAATATCTTAATATCGGATGGAGATAATACTACAGGGCCTTCTCTAAGGTATGTGTCATGTTCGTTAGACTCACATAAAGCTGGACTAAATTTATACTTATCAATTTCTTTCTCTTTTCTAAAAATAGCAATCATTGAGCTTGTATTTATGCCAAGCATATGAGACTCAACAAAAACTATATCTCCATCCTTGGACTCTGGATGAGCAGGTTCAATCTCCAATGTTTCACGATTGAGCTTACCACCCAACTTCTCTTCGAGATCTTCAAAATAATTTTTAACATTGCCACTGTCATTTATTTTACTAAAGTTACTAGTATAATAACTTCTATCAATTACTAATGTTCTATCCTCATAAGTACTTAGGCTATATTTACCTTGAAATTTAGTATAATTTTCATCTATGAATTTTTCAAAGATGACTCTTTGTCCTACCCCTACAAGAACATCACCTTTTTTCCAATCGAATTTATACCAGTTACGCATTTCCTTTGATGGGAAAATAATACACTCTCCATCATCATACAAGTTGCCATTTTTATCAAAAGTACCTTCTCCACCATTCATAAAGCCAAACTTCGAACTATAGAAAGATACTTTGAAACTTTTATCGTCTGCCTCTTTCAACTCACATTTACCACAAGCAGAAGAGTACAACTTGGTTCCTTGTGGCTTATCCTTCAAAATTTTTGCTATATTAATCTTTGTATCCATAATTAAATCGACTTTTGGTTTAAACAATATTGGTAGTGACTCATACTACAATCAGCGTATTTTGATATTTTTGGTAACTCCCCATTATAAGGAGTGACTTTCAATCCATCAATAAAATCGGCATTCTCGGTATACACTTCGGTATTATGCTCATTCATATATACTTTCTGTGCCGATGTAGAATGGCTTTCTGCTCTCAACTTACCAAGTGAACGCCAAACCTGCTTGCGATAGATGAACAATCCATGCAAAGGAATTGTCTTTACTTCTACTTTTGCTCCCATAACCTTAACCATTTAAAGATGATAATAACTACTTGATACCTTTGCACTCCAATCGAAGCAGCCCACGGCATCCGGCTTTAAGAAGCGTTTCTCTAACTTCTCCAAAGCCTCTTTATACTTCTGCTCCATGTGCTTGCAATGAAGTCTCTGAGCTAATTTAAGTTGCTCGGCAACACCCTTGCGAGCAACTCTATATTGTTTATCGGACATCATAGCCTTATTCGTTCACATAGTTGATTACTTGCTCTTGACCTTGCTCATGCAAGTTATCGAAAGCGTCTTCTATAACTTTAGCTACTTGGTCGCCATGAAGGTTCTCCAGCATTTCGCTTACAACCTCTATCTGCTGATCTGTTGCTAAAGAGCAAAACTTGTCAATAAGAAAGCTCTTCTGTGCATTGACGAGCATATCATCGAATAAATCCGATACATCTACACTAACTTTATAACATGCCATAATTTGAAATTTTAAAAGTAATTAGTTGTACCACACATCATTTGGCATAAGAGCCAATTTCCATCCATACTCTAGTTCATACCTTAATATTTTAAGGTCGTTACTCATTACAGACGAAAGACCTACAAACTTATTTTCGTACTCCATAACTTAATTGTTTAGTTGCCATACTTATAACGCAAATAATTAGCTTCTGAGCCAAAATAAAGCTCAGTGTCGCTCATATTTGCCTCCATCAAGTCTTTCTCTACATCTTTATAAGAAGGCACGCAATCCTTAACTCTTTGGCAGAACAAAGGGTATTTTGAAGAAACGTCTTCTCCGTCTTCATCATAGATATTAATCTTATCTACATTGTAATATGGATAAGAAGAAATATTTCCATCTGAATGGATAACCTTTCTACTCTTAACGGACACCACGATTTCAGCAGGTTTGTTAATAGCATCAAACTCGCAAGTAAAATCATCAAGCTGCGCCTCAAAAGCCGCATCATTAATCTTTTCAGATAAGTTTTCAAAAAACTTTTTCATTTTCTTATTACAGTTTTTGTGGTGTGTCTCACCATTTTAATTAGTAACTCTGTTTCTTAATCACGATGCAAAGATACAAAGAATTATTGAAATATGCAAATTATTTAATGTATTTCTTTTATCTTTTAACACTCTATAATAATGCGAACAAATAATTTGCTGACGTTAACACAAAAATCCCCACCACTACATTATTATATATAGTGATGGGGCAAACCTCAAATGGTATTTTGCCTTTGGGCTACTTTTCTTCCTTATCTTTAATTTCAACGAAATTGCCAATTCCCAAACGAGCCTTGTTGATGCAAGACGCAATCCAACCTATCAGATAGGCAGAAGGCTCGCCTCCGTGCTCCATACCAATAGCACCCTCGATGGTATCGCAGGCGTGAGAAGCTTCATGGCAACAAACTCCCATCCTCATAGAATTCTTGCTTGCAAAATTAATAAATGAACAAAGCTTCTTATTCGATTTTTCTCTAACGTTACCGTAGGTTATTGCGTCAGCATTAGAGAAATCAACCCTCAAAACCCCACCATTTCTACCTTCAAAACACTTGTTAGCGTCCTCTTGGTTCATACCAATAGCGACACACAACATCCTTGGATAGATAACAGGGTCGTATTCGTAATATCCTTTCTTCTTCATATCTCATCGTTTTTATGTTCTTCCCATCCATGCCTCGAAAAAGCATACCAAGTATCACAAATATCAAGAGCGAGAATGTTGCCTTGGTCAATACAAAAATCGCTATCAAAGCCTTCAATATGAACATACATCACTGCTATAGTATCATAAGGAACGCTACGACCTTCAAGACAAGGGTTTTTAAAATTCTTAGTCTTGTATAAACTTGTAACAATTGGCACTTGAAGAACGTCTGAAATATTCTCAGTGCTAATCTCTATCGACTTCTTAAACTTCTTCATATCTCAACTATTAAAATTTCTCAAAGTAGAACTCAATTTGTCTATCAAAGTGCTCTTCGATTAAACCATAAGCAAGCGACATCTTTACTTGGAAAGAAGCCTTACCATTAAGCAATCCTTTAGCCTGTCTAGTAATCTCTGAGCGAAATTGTTCCAAACTCATATCACGCTTACGAAGATTACAAGATCTGCAAGATGGCATATAGTTCTCCATGGAATCATCGCCATGGGATACGACAAACTTTCCCTCCTTGTCGCTCCACCGAGAGTAACACCCTCGATTCTTCGGAACAAGATGGTCAACCTGCATATCCTTATACTCTATACTCTTGCCGCAATAAGCACAATGCCCATCGTATTTGCGATATATTTTAAGTCTATCTTCTTTTTTCATAATCGTTAATGTTACCTATCAATATGCCACTTAGAGCAAACCTTGCATAAGTAAGGATGCCAGCCGGAAGCCTTCAACTTCGAACTCTGATTCAGAAACTCCCAAGCATCATCCTCGCTTTCATAAGCTACCTTCGCCTTCCAAGACTGACCTTTTCTAACCCAATGCTCAGGATCTGGATGCAAATGACAAGGAATACATTTATTTCTTTTCTTCATAACTTCTTCAGAAATTTAAGTTGAAACCCTTCTGCCTTTTTTATTCCTGGGTATAGTTCCGTTAGAACCTCCCATGCTCTTGTCTTGTGCCGATGCCACATAGTAACCGGATGCACACGCTCACCACTTGGTAAAACATAGAAATCTGCCTTAATGGTATCAATATGCTCATAGTTTGCAGCTTTATATATAGTTCCCTTGTTACCTATGGACGTATCGGCATAAGATATAAGGTACTTGATTTCCTTATGTGTTGCCCTAATATACTTATGCAAGAGAGATAGGCAAATCGTCTCGCTAAACTTTGGCATATCATCAGACAGCCACATTCTGTCAAATTCCCTCACTTGATGGTAATCCAACACTTCGCCCTTTTCAGTCTTGATGTGCGGTCGGATTCCATACCCTATTTGCATTGCGCCCCTTATCTTATCCTTATACAATACCAAAAGATTCAAGCAACTATTCTTCGTTACCTTGTGTGAAAAGTGATGAGGAACTATGATTGCATCTGCTTGCGCCTTATCGCACTCCATCAGCTTTATTCCCTTTTCCTTGCACTCGTAACCGATAACAAATCCGCAGAAGCCTAGCACTGGAGACTTGTTCAACTTTCTTCTTCTCATATCAATAATACCTCCAAAAATAACGTTTGAAATTGTCTAGCAAATGCTCTATACAAGCTTTGATTTCGCCTTCTCTCAAGAATCGGTTGCAAAAACCTATCAATTCATCACGTACCAACCCACGTTTTAAGGCTTCGTCTCTCATGGCTCTTATAAGAGCATCCGTTGTTTCTTTATTCCCATTTCTTACAACAGGATTGCAACAAAACACCTTGCACATATCCATAGCTTCAAAACAAACTTAACTGCCTACTCATATTCTTTAATTCGTTATTGGCAAAATCGACTTGTCGTTTGTCTATCTCAAAGCCTATATACTTTCTTTCAAGATTAACACAAGCCCTTGCCGTTGTACCGCTCCCCATGAATGGGTCTAGAACAACATCGCCAATATTCGTTGAGTTTCTGATTAGTATCTCCATCAACTTTACTGGTTTTTCAGTCTGATTAATCAACCCATCCTTATCCTTGCGTTTGTTTGTAGGAATAGGAACGCTCAGAATATCAGATGTACCAAACTCATTGATAGGTTTACCACCTCCTTTACGAAGCATAATGATATACTCCTTTTGATTCATATAATAAGTTCCACACACCTTAGAGCATTTATCCCATATCAAACACTTTGTGAAATGAAAATCACTTTTTCCAATCACATCAAGAAAGCGCATCAGATTGTAATCATTACACATAAGATAACAATGTGACTTATCTTTTAGAACACGATATAATTCGTTTATATATTCAGAAATATCTATGTCGTTACTCTTGAATATCTTACCTTTTCTTGTTTGTAAATCAGTCCAATATCCGCTCATGTTACTACGCCCACCTCTAGCTTGTACCGGATAAGCTACATCTGAGCATACTATGTCTATACATTCATCGTCTAATAGCTTTAGAAGCTTTCGACAATCACCTTGATAAATTCTATTTAACTCCAGCATATCCAAACATATCTTTTTGATTTAACATTTCTTCCTTAATTCTTCTTTGTGCCACCTTGAAATAATCCTCATCCAATTCAAAACCAAGGTAATTCCGATTTGTCCGCATACAAGCCAGAGCTGTACTTGCGCTGCCCATAAAGCCATCAAACACCAAGTCGCCTTCATTTGATGATTTCAAGATGCATTGCATTAGCAAAGGGATTGGTTTCTCGTTCTGATGTACCAATTTATCTGATGGAACTCTATCAAAGTCCCATACATCCTCCAAACGCTTCCCATTTATGGTTCGTCTGCCTTTATTCAAGTACAGGATTGGCTCGTAACATTGACCATATTGCGCCTCTAAATCTCCAGCCGTATGGTTGTTCTTTCGCCAAATGAGCACATTCTTAATGGTAAACCCTGCATTCCTCGCTTGTTGCATAAAAAAGTCTAAGGTCTTGGCACTACAGAAAATATAAGCAGCACTATCATCCTTTAAAATCCGGTAGCATTCGCTCATATAATCAATAATCAATTGCTCATTATCATCATTGAGTATTTCCTTAGAGAAACGATGGTCGTCAGCTCTCCACCCAGTCTTGTAGGCTATGCAATACGGAGGGTCAGTAACAATCAAATCCACCTCCCCACTCTCTATTTGTTTCATTCCTTCTATACAGTCGGAATTGTATATTCTGTTTAATTCTAGCATATCAAATCTCTTTAATAGCGTTAACATAAGCTTCGTGAGCTTCTTCTTGCGTCCCAAAGCATCCGATATAAATTTTCTTCTTACCTATCTGGTACTGAGCTTGCCATTTTCTGTTGTTCTTATTCCACGTCACGCCCAAGTATACCGATGAAGTCTTCTTTGCTATAGCCGAATAAACCATATTGTATCTTGCAGTGCAATACTCCAAGTTGTCTACATCGTTATTCGTCTTGTCGAAATCCTTATGATTCACCATCGGCAACGCATCTGGATTCTCCAAGAAAGCCTGAGCTACCAAACGATGGATATAGAACATTTTGCGTTTTCCGTTCTTGTAAAGCCATACCTTCAGATAACCTTTTGGTGTCTTGCAAGGTGCGATTTCCTTTAATTTGGACGTTCTCCCAATAGTAAAAACATGCCCCTGCTTGCTAACACAATATCTTTCGTAACCCTTTACAGGTCTTATATCACCTAGGAATCTAGCAACACATTTATCTTTCATTGTTACCTCCTTTTTCAAAGAAACTTGAATATATAGATTGCGCCTCCGATGTATCTAATAAATCAATATCATCATAAAACCTTCTGTACACAACGCCAAGCTTTTCATCATTTCCTATTTCTCTTGCTTTGGCTATTTGCTCACATGATTCCATAAGAAATGCACTAATCTTCTCATAACTTTGCATCTGTGTCTTCTTTAGCATATCCATGCTTACAAAGGTTTTGTAGTGTATAATATGCTTATCTTGATCATACTCGGTGAGTATCAAACCTTCAGGAATAGCAAACACCACCCTTTTAGTCTTGTCATCGCCATAAAGCTGAATCGCACCTGTAAACGATGTATATATCTTTTGTAATATCTTGGCAATCGGTAAGTCTTTTTTCAAATATCTTTCAGAAAATCTCTTTAGAAAATGAACGCTCATAGCAAAACAATCCTCGCTATACCCTTCATTTCTACTCATAGGAATATACTCGTTAGTCTCCTTAAGATAAATGAATACACCGGAAGCAAATACATCACCATGTTTTACACCTACCACTATGAAATAATCGGCATTTGGTGTTACAAACTCAAAGGTCTTTGTCATTTGTCTTACGTTCTGCCTTCTCATTTCACGCTTTAGTTCATTAGCCTTTCGCAACTGAAACTCATAGATTCTCGATTCATCCAAATTGCGGATTCTACGCATCTCGTCATAAGTCATACTTGCTGTTATCATGCGCATTCCTCCTTTTTAATCTTTGATAACCAACAATCCCAGATTCTTGTAGCTACATTAGCCATCATAACAGGAGGAACACACATTCCGCAAGCAAACCAAGGTTTCATGCCATTAAAGTCATAATCCATCGGAAATGTTGATGCTAAAATCGTATCATGTGCTGAAAGATAACTTGGATTATCATAATACACAAGTCTATCCTCCATTGCTGATATGGTATTGCATACCTTGTTCTTTTTGAGAAACATGTTATTGAACATAGAAAGACGATTATCCATCCGCTTGACAATATCACCGATAGAATTATCTTTCTCATTTCTATGCTCCCAATACTTCATCATTCCTTTAGGAATTTGCCTTCCACAATAGTCAGAGAACTCATCCAAGACAATTTCTTTCTCGTTGAAGTCCATATCTATCTTAGGCACTCGCTCGAACAAATCCTTTTGAACCATAAACGGCTCGCAAATGTCTTTACGTAACCCAATAAAGAATACCCTAGGTCTGTTTTGAGGAACACCCATGTTACGTGCATTGAGAAGCCAATGCTGCAAGATATATCCGGCATCATTCATCTGTCTATAAATCTCCTTTACGTACTCGATGGCTTCACCTTGTAATAAACCTTGAACATTCTCAAAAACTACTACCTTTGGCTTTAGTTCTTTAGCGAGGTCGATTGAGTAGAAAGCCAAATCGTCAAGCCTTTGCGCCTTCTGACCTTCTCGGAATACTTTTTCCTTTCCCCAAGCCTTTTGGCGGTCACCTGCAATACTGAATACCGAACAAGGAAAACTAGCATCCAGTATATCCAAATTATGAAGCTCTTCTTTCATAATACGCCCCCCCATATTGATATTGGCAATCAACTCACGAATATCACAATTAAAAGCGTACTTGACATCGTGATTCTTCAAGTACATCTTCATAACCTTTGGGTCTATCTCGTTACAGGCTACAACATCATAGCCAGCTAGTTTGTAGCCAAAGGAACTTCCACCTCCACAACAAAAGCAAGACATCACCTTACCCTTGTCCTTCGTGAAGTTAGCATCTTTTTTAGTCCATCTATACGGAAACTTGTGCTCGTTTTTATACATTTATCTACCATAAAAAACAATCGTTAATAAAAACCGATGTATAAAAATAACCACAAGTAATATGGTTGTAAAAAGGGACTCTAACCCTTGAATTTAGATTCTATTTTCTTCGGCAATGCGTCTTAAATAATCATCCGCAGCATTATCGTCTATTTTCGACTTAAGAGACATTCCTGTGTTATATCCTATCATTAAGGACACATTCTTGCTCTTTTTCTTGTTCTTTCCATATCTCCAGCTAAAGACCTTTCCTAGCCAAGCTATACCTACAATACCATCTGATACAATTATTGTCGGCAACAAAACAAATACTTTATATATCATCGCAATCTAATTGAGAGTTAAAAATATATCTATTCTGATTCAACCAAAGCTCCACGTAGTCAGCCTTGATTTTCAGAAATTCTTCATATGTGTAGCATTTCTGCTGCTTACCACCTTTATTCCAATAATAGGCAACTCCTCCCAAAGAAAAGAAGTCTATCAAGTCCATTTCCTTTCGCTCCGGTTCTTCACGCTTTTTCTTTTGCCTATATCTACTTACAGCAAGCAATATGAGACAAACGCAAAGCAACATGGAAACCAGTATCTCGAATATTAACCTTACGTCTTGCATCTTATTTAAAAACAAAAACACGAAACTACCGATTGCAAAGTCAAAGGAATTGTGACTCGGACTGCCTTTCGGTATAGTCCATCGGGTTTCGTGTCTCTAATATCTTATCAATTTCTTAAATCGCCATTTTATCCTTTTTTGTTCTGCGCTTGCAAAGATAAATAATATTTCGCTAACTTGCAAGTGTTTTAGTGCTTTTAATACTTTATTTGCATTATTTTAAACTTATCCTTTTTTGAAGTTCATTCCAAACTCTTCTTCCGTTACCTCATACATTACATCACCACATGCTACTCTTTGCTTGTCTTTTACCATCAGCAATAAGTTTCTATAAGGTATCTCTTTCACGACTTCTTGGTAAGATAAATGCAGACTATCCATAAAAGATGCAATCTGTCCTAAGAGTGTATCGTTACCTATGGTCGTGGTTTTGCTATCATCCTTGCCGCACTCTTCGCCAAAATTGATAGCTTCTGAAAATCCTTTATTGAAATTAGAGAATAAGCCATTTGCAAGCCATTGACAACATCTTCTAGTGTTCCTTTAGATAATTCATCACTAATGGATTCATCGCCTTGTATAAACACAGATAATGCCTTGCAAGCGTCACCTAAATCTTTCATCATCCATAAGATTTCCCCTGGCGATTTGCCTTCCTCAAAACTGTCAAGGTATTTAGCCGCCTTTACCAATTTTATAATAGTTGGCGGTGAAATACAATAAGTCTTTCCATTCACCATTGTTGTTACGGAATCCTTCCCAAGAATAGCATCCGCAACTAATTTACTTGCCTTACTCATAGTTCTTAATATAAAAAAAGGGAACGGCAGTAATACCATCCCCCTCTATCATTTGTCGTTTATAGCTTATTCCTGTTCCACAACTGCAGAACCTTCCCATTGGTACTCGCCAGCCACACCATCGGTCTCACTTTCCATGGCAACGGCAGAAATACCCAAAGTGATATTCTTGTCCTGCTGGTCTCCCTTGGCTACGATAGCCGCATTTGAGAAAACGATGTAGTTTCCGGTCTTGGTCTGAGCAACAATACACTTGTTGATGTTTGCCAAATCTTGGCTAGAAGACCAACCTACTGCATCTGCCTCCGTTGTAGTCTCTTCTCCTGTTGCCTTGTACATCTTACCACCTTGCAAGTCTACCTTGTTCTTCCACGAGAAGACACCAATAGAGAATGTAATTGTCTTAGCACCCTCATCAGTCTTGTCACGATAGTAAACCTGTCCGTTCAGCTCGTTCTTGTACTCGGTAACACTAGGGTCATCCTGAGAATATCCCCATGTTCCTTCATGGCTGTTCAATACCTCTGTAGCGGTTTTCAACCATGTAGCCAACTTAGCAGGTGTATTTGCCTCGGTAAGAGGAGCACCATACCAAATTCTCTTGATTCCAATAAATGGTTTCATCTTATCTTACATTTAATGTTTCAAAATCTATAGTAATGTTTGCGTAATGGCAACTCAACCTACTCTCTTGCTCTATGCCGTGGGAGCGGATAGAATAACGATACCATACTTCCTCAACCTTACCAACATCCTTGTCGGACAAGGTTTCAATAGCCTTTTTTAAAAGCTCGTTCAATTGAGGATTAGCCTCGCCCTCTATATCTTTGAGCAATATGTTTACCTCTATAGTACAATCATTGAAATAGGTCTTGTCTGCACTCATGCGCTTAGGAATGATGACTATCAAACCATCATCTGGGATCTTCTCACCGACCATAGGCTTTTCCCCATCAAGTCCACCCTTTTTCAGATGTCCTTTCAGTCTACGTTCCAATCCCATCAACTCCAAGTCATCATAGATTACATGACCAGCATCTATTTCTGTTATCATCGCATATCCTCGATTTCCTTCTTGATATACTGAATACCCGAATCTATAACATCATACCCCCTAGAGGAAACATCAGACGCATATTCCGCTTTGTTGCCAAGGGTCAAGGTGTGGTCATGTACATTACTATAGTTAGACCTTCTGAGATTACCTGTGCGGTTTCGATAGTTTCCGTTAGCCTTATCAAGTTCAACAGCAGTTTTACCTAACCTATCAAGGAATTCATCTACTTCCCTTTCTCCCTGTGCAAAGAAAGCGTCTATCTCATCCTTTATAACATCAGACATAGATACTCATATAACCAAGATAATTGCACTTAGGGGCATTATAGACCTTTCCACCTCCTCGGTAACTTCCATCATCGGAATATACTTTGACTTCATCACCTTCGGAAATCTGGCACTTGTCACAAACAATATGATATTTCGGTGTATATATGCTACCATTATCGGTAGTGAAATGCTCGGTAGAGTTGTCATCGCACCGACAACGCCCCATTTCTTTCCATTCCTCAGAAGAGCTAATGACCTCGTTGTACTTGTTGACAACCTTATTCACGAACTTTTTCTTTAATATATGAGGGGAATATAACATAACCTAGACATTTACCAAATATCAGACTTATCCGTGATAGTGGAAAGCCCTAAAGCTGCCACCACTTCATCATCCGGAGCAACACCATACTTACGGCAAAGCCACATATAGTATTGTCCTATCCTAGAGTAGTCCCAAGAGACAGAGAATCCATTTTCGTTCACATTACTCATATATGGGGCAAGCATCAGTTCCTCGATTACGGAAATCATCGCCTTGCCTACAACCTGCGAATTATCAGACGTATATTCTTCGTCAAGGTCTATACCTGACGAAATATCTTCCAATTGAGCATCGGTAATATTCCAAGCACGCAACTTATGCGAAATGTATTCTCTTATCTTCATGTGACATCCTTATTTCTGAGCCTGACTCATAGCCTCAGCGATTTTCTTTGCAGCCTCTTGCTCGCTCTTAGCCTTTTCGTCAAGTTCCTCTTCTACATTCTCCTTTTCAGAAGTCTCTTCGGTTGACTCGGCAGCATCCTTTTTTGGGGTTTTCTCCTTTTTAGGCTTGCTCTCCTTCTTCTCCTTTAAGACTTCCTTCTTAGGTGTCTCTTCTGGTTTCTTTTCTTCTTCCTTTACTGGATTTTCTTTTCCATCATTCAAGACTTCCTTTTTAGGAGTATCTTTAATTTCCTTATCGTCTTTTAGAGGTGCAGAATGGTTATCATCCTGCACCTCCAACATCTTGCAAAGCTTACGTTCGATAAGGGAGTTCATACGTTCTTCGTCAAAGTCCAAGACTGCACCAACTTCATAGATGGTGTTAAAATGGAACTTATCACGGAACGGACTAATTACCTCACCTCTCATAAGCCTAACCTACCGCTTGTGTTGAGTCCAAAGAGTAGATAGCATCAACGTTATTCAAGATAGGAACAACCATTGCTTGTGAGCTGGTGAACTCACGGAGTGGGTCGTTTGTAGAATAACGGCTAGCCAAGATATACTCATCGGCTGACTGATAAGTAACACCTGCAACTGGTCTTGTAGCTTCGGCTACGTTAGTCCAGAACAAATCACCAAGGTTATCATAGCATGTAAAGGTCATGTGACCCTTAGCCCAAGGGTTGTGTGTTCCCTTCTTGCCGTTAATCTCGGTCTTGATTGTACGGGCTACACGTACCAAGTTAGTCTGCCACTTGTTTTTGAAGATAGAAGCAATCTGCTCAAAGCTCAAAATAGGAATATTGCTATCACTATTGATTGCAATGCCCTGATTGAATGCAAACTGAGCACGAACCTGCTTGTTCTTGCCAAGCAACTTGATTGTGTAATCATCAAGATAACAAGTAGTGATGGTGTTTTGGTCTTCCATCGCCTTGTCGTAAACCAATTGGATGTCATCAAGTGGAGTTGCGTCTTCTGCGTCCCAAGCCTTAGCACCGTGGCCAAACTTATTCTTCTCGGCAAAACCTACATCAACTCGGACACCAGTACCACCGGAACGAGTTGCCAAAGCTACACCTGTTGACAGCTCACTGAGGAACATATCTTCAATACGCTCGTAAACCGCCTGAATACAACGAGGAAGGTCTGCAAACAAGTTACGCAAAATCTGCGGCTGAGGCAAACGTTGCGCAATCATGTTATCCAAATCCTTAAGCTGCTTCTCTGTCATGTAGAGTTTCATACCAACCTTTGGGATTTGACCCTCAGCGGTTGATACCTTGTCACGGCTCTTCAATGGAAGTTCTGCATCCATTGATACAACGTCAGCAGCAACTCGTGTGTATTCCGCAGTAATTGATGCCCAGCGTCCGTCCTGACTATATGTGTTAGTCAAGTGGTCTCGGTACATATAGGTCAATGCAGTCTGATTCTTGCCGTTCAACTTCTCTACTACACTTGCAACAAGTTGTGGGAAGTATTTGTTGACCAACTGAAAATAAAGTGATTTTTCCATCTGTTATCCTCCTTCTTTTAGTCTTTGTCCATGGTTGCATCAGACTCATCGAACTTGTTTGCATCCTCATCGCTAACCAAAGCAATCTTTGGCATAGCTGTAAGGAACGCATCCGGATAGTCTGCACCATTTGCAGCCTTAGCTGCTACCTTGTTAACTTGTCCAGCAGTCATAATTGCCGCTGGTTCACCGTTCAGAATGGAACGATAGAGAACACCCGCATACTTGTAATGCTCCAATGGGTCACTGGCAGTACCCAAAGCCTTATAATTGTCTGTTTCAATAGGTAATGGCTTGTAAGTTCCCTTACCATCTGTCACGATAACACGACCTGCGTAAAGAACTTCATCTTTTACACCTGTCCAATCCAAAGCACGACCGCCCTTGATGTCGCCTTCCCATTTCTGGATAATGACGGAATCCTCACCAAAGACAATTTGCTTTTTTGTAGTCTTCAATTCCTGATTCATGTTTTTCAATTTTTAAAGTGACTGAACTAATGATGCGGCTACATTGTCAACGTCATCCTTTGTTGGCTCACCCTCGCTAGCACGATAGCTGCCCCCGAATTGTGGTTGTTGCAACGCCTTGTAGTTGTTCGCTACCTTGGAGAGGTATGTTTCGATAGCTTCATCTGTAGCATCATCGCTCAATGTGAAACCCTCGTTGATACGACTTTCGGGAATGCCCAACTCCTTAGCCTTTGATAAAATCTTCGCATCGTGGTCTGCCTTTGCCTTTGCCTTTGCAGCAGCCTCTTCCTTAGCCTTAGCCTCCTCAGCTTGCTTTTGGATAGTTTCTTGCAATTCCTTAATGGTCTTGCTTTGCGTCTCCATCTGTTCGTTGTAAGTCTTGGCTTGATCGGTGTTCTTTTGAGTCAAGGTCTCTACGAGTTTCTTGAACTCTTCACGTTCCTTGGTTCTTGCTTCCTCTGAAGCTTTCTTCTCTGCTGCCTGCTCTTCAAAGTATTTTTTGAGATAGTCCGGCATTTCGTTTTTCTTTGCCAATTCCTCCAAGCGTTTCCTTTCGGCTTCTTCAGCGGCTTTCTTGGCTTCTTCTTCAGCTTTCTTCTTAGCTTCTTCTTCAGCAGCCTTGCGTTCAGCATCTTCTTTAGCCTTCTGTGCCTCCTCGAACTTTTTCTTGGCATCGGTAACTCTGCGGTCATTGTCCCTTTGCAAGGACTCCAAAAAATCCTTTTGACTAGCAACCACTGTCTCGATGTTGTCATCAGTAACAAGCCCCATCTTATCAAGCATTTCGGCATGTGCCTGAAGAACTTCATCACCTAACCCAAGAGACTTATACTCTTGTTTTAGTAACTGGAAAATTTTCTCTTTCATTCTTTCGATATATTTGTTAAAACTAGTGCAAAGATAATACGAAAAGAACAATTAACACACTAATCCGTTTGCAAGTATCTCACTTTTGCCTAAAAGTGAGCAATAAGGGCATTTACAAGCGATTTAAGGCTATTTTATTATGAAATCGTAAACTAGTAGTAACACAAAATTAAACTCGCATATAACGAAAAAAAAACGCCAAACATCCTCACGGACATCTGACGCTTGTCGAATAAAAAGAACCTAAACATTAATCATCTAAAAGTTTATAACATTTCGCATATAACCCAAATGATTCAAATTAGAATAAAACCGTCCATCACGCTCTATGAATTTACCGGACTTCACTATCTCACCATTATGCAACATTGCAAACTTAGAACCATGAGCTGTCCATTTATTCATTTCTTTCATATGTTCATTAGAACCCCAACCATATTTCTTGATAGTAGGATAAATGAAACGTTCAAAGCAAATCTGACTATACGTTTTATCATGCTCGGAGCAAATCGGGAGCACTCCATTATGTGCGAACCAATAACCTGCCTTATAGAATGGATGGCAATTCTTGACACTGACTGAACCATGAGTAGCAAATCTAAAATGTATGATAACATTTTCATTTATATCTCGCTTCATCAATCTACGGATAAATGTAGAGAAATGCAAACTCTTGTAATGGTCAGACTCGCTCACGAACCCACAACCATCTGGATTTCTCATATACGCTGCCCTCAGCTCATCTACGGATGGTAAAGCAACACCTTTCGGACATACAATAATAACACACATATCTTTACCCTTTCTTTTTTCTTTGTAATACTTTGTTTTTGTGTCCTAGGGCTTTTACCCTAGGACTACATTAATTAATCATTATTGGCTGCAAATGCATCCTTACGGCTCTGGAAGAAAGCCTTCTCTTCTTTATTCAAGAAAGGTATATCTTCGATATTCATAACCTCGCTAGTGAAGACATTGTTGCGAGACCAACCGACAAGCTTTGCGCAGAACTTAACCCACATTTCAATCTTCTTGTAATTGGTTGAACCTTGATGCTGGCGAAATTCGATAGTCTTGTGACGTGCATAGCTCTCTGCATTGACCTTGTAATATCTATCTCCATGAAATACATTACGTCTAATATCGTAATTGCCGTGGCAATTAGAGAAATCCTTGTCAAGCAAGCTGGCTGCCCAACGGCAATTACCTCTTCTTGAAGGAGCCATGAAACTATCAATCAATCTTTCAAGCTTCTGATAATTCTTGAAAACGTTAACATACTGCTCACCTGTCAACTTAGCTGCACCGATATGAACGTGAAGACCACAAGTAGAATTAACTCTTGCACCTACAGCATCCAAAGACTTGATAGCCTTCTTCAAAGTTGCCATACCATTTGTATTGCCATTCAATACCGGACTTACAACCTCGTTAGGGTCAACATCACCACCAACTGAAGCATCACTAACAATCTTGAAATAGCTCTTGTTATCGGTGTGGTTATAACCCTCAGAATGAATATCAACACCATTCTGACGACCTGCCTCTATCAAGGCATTGCGCTCGGCATGAACACATTCAATCTCAACACCGAATGTATAAACGAATCTCGTTGAAGTTGAACCGCTTGGTACATAGACTTTCAACATATCGGAGATTTCTTTCTCACGAAGACCGCAAGCCTTCAATGCAACAATCTTTTCGTTGCGAGGCATCTTTGACTTCTTGATTTCGTCAATAGTCTCAATTAATGACTTCTTTGAACTTGCGAATGAAAAACCAGTCTGCTTAGACATAATCAATTGTGCTAGTTGTTTCGGGTCTTACCCCTTGGTGTCGCTCTCACCTTATTGAGTGAAACTTGTCACTCGGCAAATCAACCAACTTATCTTGATTGACGATGCAAAGATACAAATAAGTTTCGAAACTTGCAAGTTTTTTAATGTTTTTCTTTATTTATTTAACTTACGGTAACTAATATACGCGTCTTGTTAACAATTCAACTTTTTATATACCTTATTATATATAAAAAAGGCTTCGATGTTCACACACCAAAGCCTAAAAACTTCACTAACTAATTACCAATTTTATCAACTATCTTCTTAAATCATCACCAATATCTTCTTCTACTCCCAAATCCGGCAGTCTGTCATACGCTTTTTGGTCATCACCACCTTCAGACTTAACACCTAGCAGATAGCCATTCCGAAAAGCATAATAAACCACCTTTTCCATATCTTTAGCCGTTGCGTTATCTGTCAAATGCAGCGTGGCGTACAATCCCATCAAGAACTTCCGTACATCTTTTGGATATACCTTGTTGTTCTTTTCTAAAGCGACTGCCATTCTTAACGGACTTTTCATATTCTTCAATTTTTCGTTAAACCATCAAATGAAGCACAAAAGAGAGCCATTCCGCTTGTTCCCCTAGTTCATAGACTTATTCACAACTTTATTCGTCTCATCTGCTTCCTACGTTTGCCCGTTGACAGATGTCCGAGATTCCAACAAAACAAACATCACGGCTCTCTTCTTGTGTATCATTGTGCCAACGGAAGGATTCGAACCTTCGACCCTAGGATTAAAAATCCTATGCTCTGCCACTGAGCTACGAAAGCGTAAAGGAATGATTGGATTCGCACCAACGCCCCCTTAGTTACCAAGCCAAGTGCTCTACTACTGAGCTACATTCCTTATTATATGACAAAAGTACTTGTGGTGCAAGGGAGATTCGAACTCACCGAACCCGCTATGGGAATTGATTTACAGTCAATCTTCTTTAACCGCTTGAATATCGCACCATTTGTGGAACATACACCTATTCCACCTCGTTGCCCCAAGTGGATTCGAACCACTAATGACAGAACCAAAACCTGTAGTGTTGCCATTACACCATAGGGCATTTTAGTACTGCATAAAGGATTCGAACCTTTGAATACCAGCGTGAAAAGCTGGCGACTTAACCACTTGTCTAATGCAGCATCTAGGGATTCTCACCCTAATTAGAGTTTCCTTGTTATAGTCTAGCTGGGCTGGGTAACATGGAACCCCTGCCGTAAACTCCTAAGTCTTGACTTATTATGGTAGAAGCGACCTCTCAGAAGGCCATCTGTTTCAAACACGATGCAAAGATAAGCATTTTTTCTTATACTTGCAAGTGTTTTAGTGTTTATTTATATTCTTTTGATGAATTTCACATCACTTATCCTTGCGGAGAATACCACAAAGGGTATCTACAAGTTTCTTTGCGTCATCACCTTTGATTTCGATAACATTTGAAACATCAGGAGCATCCTCGCCTTTCTGTTCCTTATCCAAACGCTTACGGAGAGCCAAATTTGGATTCTCAACCAAGATAGAGTCTAAAGCATAATTGCAAATGCGGCTTGCAAGTTCCTCGCTACCATTCGCGTCACGCACAAACTCACTCTTGCCTTCAAGAATACCCATAATCTCATTGTACTCTTCAGCATTCTCACAATTTCGTGAGAGCATACCAATCACCTTGTAACGATCAATCTCAAAACTGACCTTTAATTTGTCTTTATTCATTTCTGTTTACTTGATTTATAAATTAATTAATTGCGTCTTATATTCCACATGCTTTCAGCAGGGCCAACCATAACATCAATATTAGCTCCTTGCTTATTTGCTACTGTTTCAATCCACTTAAGGTTGATAAACTGACCAGCGGAAAGGTTCATTTCTTCCATATATGCCTTATCTGCCTTTGCCTTTTGTCGCTCAGCCTTTTCTCTTACTACTGTCATAATCAAACTTGTTTATTATGATGCCGTGCTTGCAAAGTTGTAATGCACGATATAAACATAACCGCCATACATCTTTCCGATTGTTACTTCAACGAAAACAAAGATAATGTCGCCATCCATCTTGTAAGAAATCAAAGGCTCAGTAGGGAATGCGTTGTGTTCTGTATAGAAACGATACACTTCTTGTGATAGTAACTGCTTGAATACATCAACCTCACCATCCTTTGAAAAAACATCTTTAAACTCATCTTCATTGTCAATTGCAACAACTACTCCAAGTTCACTTCTGACACATACACCTTCATTTCTACCACTTTGTTCATTATACAAGACGGGTAATGTGTAAACACCTCTTGATTCTTCCATATGCTTGTTCTTAATTTGTATTTTGTTTTTATCCTTCAAGTTGCTTGCATTGAGCTAAGTCTATCGCATACGCCCAACGCTTCGGAACAAAAGACATCGTAGGTACGAATCTATCTGCACGCTCAACACATACATCTTGCGTCCGGTAAATCAATCCGTCTGAGCCTTTTACCTGCAACTCTACTAGAATTGTATGGTCTAGCATCGGGAACTTATCAATATCATGCCAGACTTCACCGCCTTCAAGAAAGGTAGGCTTTATATGGTTCATCTTTGCCATAAAGTACTTCATGTAAAATGTTTGACTTATATTCGTTAGTTATGGTCTCGCAACTACCAAAGCACCACAAATCCTTGGATTGCTCCTTGTGTAACCTTGATGACTTTATATAATAGCCATTGTTGACATCGTAATGCTTACGTACCATAATGTTGTCGTTTACCACTCCAATCTCATCATCTGTGATAACATAGAACAAACGCCCATCGCTGAATGCTTTCAAGCCTTTGTACACTCCATTAGAGACAACCATCTTTTCATAGCCGTTCGTCTCCCAGTTGGCATAATCCCAGATGGTTTCCAAATCATCATCATTCAGAAGATTGTTGTCCGTAATAACCTTGCCGATAACCTTGAATTTGCCATCTTGCATCATTGCCTCAACGACAAATTCATCGGCAGCGTTGAATTCGCTAATCTCTATGGGTCTCATAATACTTATGCTTTATGTTCTCGTAAATCACCCTCTTTGCAGCCTTTGCTCTTCTGTTATTATCAGAAAAGACATCATCATACAAAGACATATCTTCACTCTCAAAAGCCACATGCTCCCCTTTGTAGCAAGCATCAAAGCGGCATCCTTTTTCGGACTTAGCCGCAGTAAACTTTATCTTACCAAACTTAATCTGCATAAGCCCTATCCTAGAAAAAATATTAATGATACTATTTCAAGAGCAAACAAAAGCGTTAATGCATTCTCAATCGTGAATACCTTTTTCATTTTTTTCAATACAGTTTTACGTGTGTCTCACGTTCTAAATTTATAATGTAAGGGGATTTTATATCCCCTTTATTGTTCTTACTTCAAAACTCGATAAGTTTTATCGAAATCGTTAAAACTCTTCAGATAACCCTTTTCGGTCAAAGAATTTAAGATTTCTCTCAACTCATCCTTGGTATTATCCAAATCGAAATCATACAAGTCTTCAAAAGTGAAGTACTTATTACCTCCGATTACGTCAGCCATCACTCCGATGTTGCCATAAACCATTGTCTCTTTCTTACTCAATCTAGTATTCATAACGAATCACAGTTTTTACGGTGTGTCTCACCTTTTAAAATTAGTAACCTTGTTTCTTAATTACGATGCAAAGATACAAAGAATATCCGAAATATGCAAATTATTTAATGTATTTCCTTTATCATTTAACGCTTATTATACACTTATGCGAAAAATTAACTTTCTGTAGCAGAAAAAGCCAAAGAATCCACCATTTCGTTATACATATTACCTCTATGAGCCTTTACCCAATGGTATCTTATCGTCTTGCCTTTCGCTACCTTATTATATATAGGCTGTAAGTCTCCTAACTTGCAAGCCTGTATTCTCTCTATAGCCACTTGGCAATCCACATATACATCAACAGAACACAAAGGAGGGCAATCACCCAATGCTTGAATGACCGCCCTTATTTCGGCTCTCACCGAATCGTTCACTTTAGCTGTGACAAAAGTATATTTCCCACTTTTGATAATAACTCCCTTATGAAGCACAAGCCAGCCACAACCACACTTTTCTTTCTTACTAGAACCATCGGCATACACCTCGTAGCGCACACCTTTAGCCTCATCAGCAATCATCTGAGCAACAACCTCCAAAGAATCATTGCTCATCACCTTGGCTATTTGCTTGGCTTTCTTCTTCATAAACGATTAAATCAAACCTCGTTCCTTGAACTCATTCATCAATGGTGTTGCCAAGACTTCAATATCTGGATGAGGCTTTCCGGTCGTACCAAGACTTCTCAGCTCGAAGAAATGCTTCCAATCGCTCACAAATGCGGTATGAATCAACTCCGTGTTGGTATCAAGAGGAAGTATTGTTCTCGCATCCTGTGGCTTAAGACCATCATCCTTGACCAAAGACAAATACATCATTTCGCATACTCTATTAGCAAACCACCATTTTTCTACTGGACTCCAATGCTCATAACTACCGATGTTCTTTGATAGGTCAACAAATGTTCCACCATCGAAAGACAATGGATTAACCGCATCATCAACGCTAACCCACTTTGGTTTGTTGATAGCAATCTCGCCTCCGAACTTATCCTTACTATAGTTGCAATATCGGGTGCTTTGTTCCGCTACGGAATCAACACGATGCCTGTTAGCCTCTCTACTTACCGCAATCTGAGTAGTAAAGCGGACGGTTATTCGTTTCTCATGCCATTCCGTAGGCTCGCAGATATAGTCCAAGTCGTCAAACCATTCATTCTCAACTATCACTCTGTAGTTGGTCGTAATAAAGTAATCGTTACCTATCTGCATCACCTTGGAATACTTGTTCTCACGATAGTGCTTGACCAACAAAGATTCAGGTACAAAGAAGTCATTATCGTAAGCAACATGGAGATAGATTGTTCCATGCTCGCACATGGCAAGATGGTTGCTGCTTACCATACGCTCAACGAAAGGCTTTGCGCTGTCTTTGTCTATCTTCATACTTGACGCATAACATGTGCGACCACACAGCTCTATCTGCTTGTAAACTCCATCCATCCCCTCTCCTTGGGATAGGATTTCATATTTTGGTTCTAATATCTTCATGTCCTTATAAGTTTTGAAATCGACTACAAAGATAACTATTATATTCCACTCTACCAAAAATTAGCACTCAGTTTAACAACACTTATCTATATTGTGAAAAACAAAGTAATACTCTACAACAAATAATAAGGAGGAGAGTGCGTCACGCATTCCCCTCCTGCTTTAAACATGGCACATATTAAGTTCACAATCTACTCATCTTGTCTTTCAATTCGTGTATATCATTGAATGCTTGCAACATAGGCTTATGCCATCGCTCTTGTCGCTCATCAATCGACTGCAAGTACATCAAGCTTTGGGCAAGAATGGTTCTTCCCTCATCAACGGCTAACCAAATATTTCCTACATTTCCCATAATGGTATTCACGCTAGCCGTCAATAAGCTGCCCTCTGTACCACCATCACGAGCCGCAATAGCATCCAACTTGGTATTTATGAGCTTTGTTTCCTCATACGTTCCCTCCGTGGCGATCTGCACCGCTGTAAAACGACCATTCAACTCATCGCCTGTGTCTTGACTCATAGATTCAAAAGAACCGGAAGAAGCGGACTGCTCGTAAGATTGCTTGTAACCCGTTATTTCGGCTACTTCATCTCTAATCTTCAGTCCTTCTTGAACCATTTCATCATACTTTTCCTTCAAGGCAGTTATATCCGTCTTAGACAATTTGCCGCCATTTGCCTTAGCTCGTTCCGTCCACTCATCATAGAATGCTTGCATATCATTACCCAACAAATCATCTACCTTAGCTTTCAGAACGGCTTGCATAAGCATCTTGGAGAAATTATCAGAGAAGTCCTGAGCAGAGGAATTCATATCCATCAAAGTATCTATGAACTCGCTCTTCAAACTATCGAAAGATATTTGTGTCAAACTTTCTGCAAGGTCATCAGCAATATCCTCTAATGTTCCTGCCTCAGCCGCATAGTCTTTCAACTTTTCAAGAACTCTATCTCCATAGCCACCCTTACCTGTATTCTTGATAGCCTCAACAACATCTGGATTCTGCAAAATGGCAGCTGCTTCATCAGCAGATTGCAAGTCGTTAAGATTACCATTCCATTGTCTGCCTATTGCATCGGACACCTTTTTGATTTGCTCTTGCGAAAATCCTCGAAAATAAGCGTTAAAACTGTGATGAGAGCCATGATAACCCATTTGCGCCTCCATGATACTCTTTAGATTTTGCTCTTTCTCCTTTTGAAGGTTTTCGGCTTTTTGCGCATCCTCTACGGCTTTAATACCACTATTCTTGTCTATGGAGTCTCGCAACTTGTCTATAGCATCCGTCAAGATTTCATTTCTATCCGTCAGTTTGTCTATAGTCCGGTTTACTTCTTTTGCGTTTCCACCAACTCCAAACAAACTATTGAATCCACCAAACGATATTGTATTGAGAATATTACCAATACCGCTTACCAAAGACCCTCCTATCTGTGTGATAAAATCACCACTTAGGATATTCTTCAAGATTCCACTTATAGCATTAAAAACAGTGTCAAGAAGGTTGCTAATCAAAGTTCCAATACCATCTTTCAAAACATCAAGTATCTTCAAGATGGCAGATACAATTTGACCTATAAATCCAGCTTGTGATAATCCTTCGCTTAGAGCTTTTCCTGCATTCTTTCCAGCATCTGCGGCTGCATCTGCGGCTTCCTTGCCCATATCCTTCAGACCATCTGCCGCTTTCTTAGCCTCACTCAAAGCTTTCAATCCGTCAATTCCACCTTTAAGTTGATCGAAACTATCCCAAAGAGCTTCCAAATCAGATAATCCGGAATTTGAAAGGAACTCATGGATAGCGGAAATCGGTTGCGTCACATTCTGTGTCGTTTGAGCCAACTTCTGACCACTAGTACGAACTTTTGTGTTAGCCGTAACAATCTTCTTTCCGGACTCCGCTAACTGGCCTTGAACTTTATTCAAGTCTTCTTGTAGCCTTGTTTGCTCAGCAACATTACCCGACTTTTTCGCATTCGCTATCTGATTTTGTAAATCCTTAATGCGAGGTATAAGCTTGGTTTCTGTTTCCGTATATTCCTCTTGAGCAATTTTCGCATTCTTCAGAGCATCTTGATAAGCTACAACATCCCTTGCAAGGTCTTTCCAACCCAAATCACTTGTATTGCCAAGCGAATTACGGATATTCTGCATAGCATCAACGATACTTTTCTGCTGGTCTGCTCCCAAATTTTGAAACTTATCCGTACCTACGAACTTATCCAGATCTGCTAATAAAGGAACAAGCGCATCCTTCATAATGCCACCAACATTTCCGAAGACTTGATACCAGTCTATCTTCTGCATAATAGCACTAGCCTCAACCGAATCCGTCTCTTTCTTCTGCTCTTCTTTCAAAGACTTTATCTTCCATTGCTTGCTTGAGTCCGAATCCGTAGAGTTTTCAACCTCGCTAATCCTCTTAGCATAACCGGCAGCAATAGCTAACTTCTGCTCCTGGAATGTGCCATAAGTCTTCAGATAATCGTACATGCTTTGCGCTTCTTTAGCAAGTACATCCTCATTCTGCTTTACCGCCTTATCCCGAATTGCATTCATCTGATTAGCAACACTCATGCCTATGGTCATATTCATGCCATTGACCTTAACCGGATTACCCTTGCTATCCTTCATGGTTTCATTCAAAACCTCATTCTTATACTCTTCATCGGTTTTGCTCTGTTTCCACATATTAGCCTTACGACCCTTGCGGGAATTAACCCAAACAGCTTGGTCACGTTTTTTTCTAGCCTCAACCAATTTGTCTATACCTTCTTCTACCGCCTTTCTCTCCTTGTCGGCATTCTCGGTTATCTGAGCCAACTCCTTGTTATAACCCTCATTCATCGCATTGATGCGGTTCTTGGTCATGTCTTGGATAGCTTTCTCCGAATAGGATGAAATAGACTTGAAATAGTCCTCCTCAGCCTTCTTGCGTTCATACGCTCTTGCTTGTGGGTTATCCGTTGCACCTGTTTTCTTTGGTGTAGTTTTCTTTGTCGTTTCCTTCGGCTTATTTGCATCGGCTTTTCTTTTCGCCTCTCTATCTTTCAGAATAGAACCAGCCATAGCAACATCAAGCCTATTGGCATTTTCGTCTCTTAGCTGATTTCCTTGCTTTGTCAGCAATTTACTTCCTTTATGATTTGTTCGGTATTGCTCTTGCCTATTTAAATCTGCCTTACGTCTATTAATCAAAGATTGCAACTGTTTATCCGTTAAAGATTTCATCCAACTTGGAATTTCTGTATCATCATAATGGATTTTTAAATTTAATCCATATTCCTGATTCCATATAGAAATAAGCTGGTCTGTTGAGGAAGTTAAGGCATCTATGCTTTGTTTATTTTGCTGAGCTACCCATTGTGACCTAGCCTGTGTATTATTCCAATCTACATTTTCAGCAGCCGCCTTCATTATCGCATCCTCTGCGTTTTTATAACTTGTCTTTAATTTTGCAAGATTACTCGTATGCTCCAATATCGAATGGTCAGTATTCTCTATAGTCGCTATATTGTAATGTTGTTTTTCTAAGAACGCATCAATAGGCGCAAATGTCTTTTTAACTGCATTTGTGTAAATATTAAAAGCATCTATATGCTCCTTGTAAGACAATGTGCTATCATCTACTCTTTGCTTCAACTTAGCCAGCCTATCTAAAACCTCATCTGTTGCTATGGAATTATACATCATTTGTATTGATGTTATATCTTCCTTATCTACATGTTGCCCACCTTGATACCAATGACCGGATAAGTCTTTGCTAAAATTGTCATCTTCTTTGTTTCTTGCTTCTGTGTATTGGGAAGTGGCAGACATTAAAGCATTAGCCTTTTCTCTTTCAGCATTCTCCAATTGTAAAGTTGCAAGAAATTCATCATGCTTGCCTTTAAGTGTTGTTAAATTATCCTTTTCGGCATCACACTTAATCCCAAACTGCTCGTAAGTTTGGATAAGTTCTTCTTTAGCTTTGTTGTAAGCATCAGTTCCTTCCTTAGAAGACTTCATTACGTTAAGCAAACCATCAACTTTCGCCCTTGTGTTTTCAGCAGAATCTCCAAAATGCTTAGTGTCAACAGAAATATCTTCCTCTTCACCTCCGAACATAGCAACGGCACTAGCAAGCGTTGTTACCAATGTTATAATACCAGTAATCGGATTTGCGAGCATAGCAGCCCACATTCCCTTTAAAGCCATAGTTGTAGATTTTACCGCATTACTAAGCATTAATTCAGCAGTTGTCATTATTTTAACACTTGCGGTATGGATGGCATTTTTTACAGTTGAAGCAGCCGTAGCTAAAGTACTAGCCTTTTTCGTAGTCGTATTGGTAGCTTGACTAACAGAATTCAACTGCGTTTGTAGTGTTGCTTGTCTCTCTTGTAATTGCTCACGAATAAGCGCAGCTCCTCTTTGCTGACTTGCAATTGTTGAAACATTTGTTTGAGCAATATTCACTTTCTTCGCAGCGGTTGCTAAACGTTCCTTTGCTTCTAGTGCGTTCACGGCATTACCCTCGGAGTCAAAAGCCAAGTTTGCACCATCAGCGGTTTCCTCAACCAATTTTTGAGCCTCAGCAAAGGCATCTTGGGCATCTTGTAAATCATTCAAGGCTGATGTATATTGTCTAGCCAACTCTACATCCCTATCATCAAGATTTGATATTTTCTCCGTAGTAGTCTTCAAATCATCTTTAAGAGACTCTATTTTTTGTTGACGAAGTTCCTCGGTCTTCCTCTTTTCTTCATCAAGTTCTATCTGGCTTTGTGCTGTTGCTTGTTGCTGAGCCTGCAAGAGTTCACGTTTCATCTCTAATTGAGAACGCATTTGTTCCGTAATAATGCCCTCTTGCTCTGCTGCATCTAACCTTGCCTTTACAAAGTCATCGGACACAGCAGTATCTCCAACAATACTTGCCAAGTCTTGTTGTTTGCTTACTCGCTCTTGCTTTTTGTCCTTACCCAGCGACTTGTAGTTTGAGTTCTCTAGGTCTTGCAAACGCTTGATTTCTGCATCAATTCCCTTCATCATATCATCGGCTTGTTGCGCTTCCTCTGCTTTGCGAATAGAAGCAGCCGCCATTAATGATGCACGATAAGAACCAACGGCTACTGTAGCTACGCCAATAACTTTTATTACCTCTTGCCAATTCTCTACCATAGCAGAAATAATTGACAATCCACTAGAGAACACGCCCTCGGATTTTTTGCCGATTTCGTTGAACATCTGCTGGATGGAGTCACCAATATTGCTCCACTGACCCTCCAAGGTCTTTGATTGTTGTTCCATCAAGCCTCCGAAGCGTCCACCTGCTTGCGTCATGTTGGCGATAGCTTCCTTGAAGATGTCTGATGTCACTTTACCCTTGGAAACAGACTCTTGAACCTCCGTTGTGTTTTGGTGTAAGATTTTACCCAATTCTTCTGCTAATGGGACACCTCTACCCATGAACTGACGCAAATCCATTGTAAACATTCTTCCTTGCGAAACGGTCGTTCCATAAAGATAAACAAGGTCTCCAAGCGGAATATTCAAGCCCGAAGCAATGTCACCAAGTTGGACAAGGGTTTTGTTAACATCTTTCGCTTCCGTTCCGTATGCCAAAAGTTGTTTTGCGCCACCCGTAATGCTGGACATATCGAAAGGTGTATGAGCTGCCGTTTGGATAAGTTCGTCCATCAATTGCTTAGACTTATCCGCACTACCAAGCATGGTATTGAAAGATATTTCAAGTTGTTGGAATTGGGAACGAGTATTAAAAACGCTACGTGTTAATTGTTCAAATCCTAAGCCACCAAGTAATGTTGCCGAAAGCATGTGAGCATCGCCAGTAACTCTTTGGAACAAACTAGTCATTCCTTCTCCAGCAGTCGGAGCTGACTTCATACGTTCTATCATTTGGCTCATGCTATCGGTCAACATATTTGTTGCCTCTTTTGCCGGATTTGCTGAACCTGCATACAAAACATACTCATTCCGCATATTCTCCAAGGTCTGACGAGCACCGACAGCACCCCCTTCTAGGTTCTTCAACTGAGCTGTTTGACCTGCCAAAGAGCCTTTTAAATAGTCAATATTCTTCTGTAAAGAATCTATGGATGACTTATCCGTTGTAACTCCAAGAGTTAATCTCTTGTTCGTGATTTGCTGTTGGATTTTCTCTATTCGGTCTTTGGTAGCTTGCATTTGAAGTTCATAGCTATAAACTTCCCTTGCGGCTGCTTGCATCTTCTTATTAAACTCGGAAGACATCACGTAAGCGGCTCTTGAAGCAGCTTGTGTCAAGTCCTTTAAGCGATTGCTAGCATCCGCATATTTTTCCGTCAAATCCGCAACAATAGCTGGGTCGGTTGACTTATTGGTCTTCAACAACTCAGCCCTCAACTTTTCACACTCGGAACGAAGTTTCGTAACCTCCTCGAAATTCGCTTTGATATTAAATTCTAACTGTGCCATCCTTATATGATTTTATTGGCAAAATTAGCTAATAATCAAAGGAATAACGAAAGAATAAAGGTGTGCTATTTCACAAAAAATTTAAGTGCAAAGAATAATGTCTAGATACAAAAAAGCCTTCCACATTCACATGCAGAAGGCTCGGTTGTTTACTTATTTTTCTTCTATATATAAAGACCGTCAAATCACGACAGCCTGTAATTCTTTTGAAATTCCATGTAAGCAATCAAGAATTTGCTGCTTACGTTTTTTGCTAGGCTCATGGATTCCCATTGCATACTGACGCATCAGAGAAGCATTAATGCCAGCTTTCTTTGCGACACCATTTATATTCAGATATGAAAAATAATCGAAGAAAGAACCTATATCATACCGGAACTCAAACACCAATTCAGGCATTTGCTTTCCCTCTTCTTCAAGAAGCTCTTTAATCTCTTCCTTTGCTACAAAAATATCATCCATCGCTTGTTTTGCAGAGTTGCCAAATCCGACTAGATGGAAGTCTGGAAATTTATCCACCATATAGCAAGAAAAATTCTTTTCTTCTTTACACTTTTCTACTTGTATAATTACCTTTGTTGCCATAATTCCGATTCTAAACTTTAAAAAGAGGTCTTAAACTCATATCAACTTCTTGCTATATAAGCGAAAAATTGCTGGGCTTAAAGCCCAAGCAATCTTTCAAGAATACTGTCGTAAGTCTTTCGAGAAACTTCACGACTGCCGTGCCGTGGCACTGGACATTTAAGTTTTGTTGTTGGACTAAACCAAATGTCGTGATTACCACCATGCCGAACCACATAGCAACCTGCTTGGGTCAGCTTTCTCACTAATTGACTAGTCTTCATCATATATAATAGAAGAAATTAATAAATAAGTAAAAGACCTCTTTTGTCCTTAAGACAATGCAAAGATATAACTTTTTTGTTATATATGCAAATAAAAGGATAACTTTTTTGTTATATTAACCTCAATTAACAAAAAAAGAGCCACCCCGAAGGATGGCTCACTATACTGTACTATACTTTACTATACCATACTGCACTTTACCCTACTACACTAAACTTCACCGCACTCCACTACACTTCACACCACTTTTCTGTTGTACACTGCACTTCATTTAATGACTTCTAGCTTATAAAGCTATTGCCTTATGTATAAACGTAGCTACCAATATCGCTAATGTAGAGAATGCAATATGGAAGCTACAAAACCATTTCTGATTTCGTTTGCAAAGGTAAGCATAATTTCCGAAACAAGCAAATTATTTAGTGTATTTCTTTATTCTTTTAAACTTTATTTTCTTTTAGAAACCTATTTTTAAAATTACACCTTATTATTATAATAAAAGTATCATTTCAAATAAACCCAATTTGTTGAAATGTTACTAAACGTATAACTTTGCTTTTTTGCCTTTTGCGGTTCTTTGTCAAAGTCAGCCGTAACAAACAAATGCGTTCCGTATAATTCCATATTCATTGCTTTTGTTCTCTCATCGCCCTTATCTTCTTCCAATGGGGAAACTTTAGCCAATTCGCTATCAAAAGCATAAAGTTTAAAGAACAAGTCTCCTTTCTGTTTAGAATATTGCACCAATGCGCCATAAGGCTTTTTTACAAGAACAATAGCATTATTCAACTCCTTGTATTCATCACTACAGCTTTCCACGATTTTTTGCTGGTCTTCATTAGAATTTACACGCATCTTTTCCAAATGCTTTCCTAATGATACATACACACTATCCAAAATCTTATATGCACCATACTTATCATAGAAGGCATATCGAGAAGAAACGGCATCTTCAAAATCAGAGCAAGGAACTATTTCATTCTTTGCGTTCATAGCCTTTTTATTCATTATGGCTGAGTTCCAATTGATAACAAAATCCGTTGCTACGAAATCCAAAGAATATATTAGTCTATTGCTATTGAAGCGATAATCAGACAACGCCTTCTTGTAATTAGCCATTTTTTCAGCCTTAACTTGGTTGGAATGGTACACGTAGCCACCAATTCCGCCACCTATCACAACGATAGCTACGGTGATGGCAATTATCACTTTCTTCTTCATAATCACATTTATTTAATTATTGAACCTTGTGAGGAACACCCCACGTTACTTAACACTTTCCAACTTATCCAACACGACCCTAGCCTCAGCGATGGACGATGCGGAATACAACTCACCACCTTGTTTTATTAGGGCGATGAAATCACTAATAGCATCTTCTTTGTTCTGCTTATCAAACAATTCTGCTACAGGACAGCCTATAGCGTTTGCTATTTTTTCGATAGTTGATATACGCAAGTCGTTTTTCTCGCTAAGTAAACGAGAAACCGAAACTCTATTCATACCCATCCGGTCTGCTAGGTCTTGTTGCGTTACACCATATTTATTAAGAACATCTTTAAATCTCATAATACGTAATACGTTACATTGTTATTTTCTTGCAAAGATAAGAATAATCTTTGAAATGTAGCATATATACGTAAAAGTATTAACGTAGTTTAAAGAATAGTACGTTACAAATGAATATTTGTTAATTAACCTAAATACGTTACATTTTCTTTCTAAAATATTTGGCAGTGTAACGTAAATATGTTACCTTTGCATCGTGATTAAGAAAGAAAGGTCACAATAACATTATTAATTTAGCTGAGGTTGCACCTCCGAGTCGGCACTCGTAAAACGGTATAGCAATATGACTACTTCAATGATAAGAAGAAACTTGATTCAGAAGTTCGTTATGATAGAGTTCGTAAGCAACAGGATAAACACCCAAAAGGACGTTGATAGAATGTTGAATATGATAACAACTAAGCTCAATATGAACAACGATGAGGCCAAGAGCTTCTTGCGTGAGAGCATCGGACTTGCAAAGTAAGTAATTTAAGTTTAACGTTTAAAATTGAAAGATTATGGCTACTACATTTAAGAATATGATGAGAGAAGTAATGAATATGGCTCACAGAGCATTTCAGCTTAAGGGTGCTTACATGAGTTGGACAGAATGCTTGAAGCAAGCTTGGCAGGTAATCAAGCTGAAGGCTCGCATGAAGAAGCAGGTCGTTGAGTTTTACTTTCAGAAGATGAATGGTGAGATTCGTCAGGCTTTCGGCACTTTGATGGAGAGTCACATTGACTACACTCCAAACGGCAAGGGTTACGCTTGCAAGGACTGCACCAAGTATTGGGATGAGGTCAAGGGCGAGTGGAGACAATTCAAGAACTACAACTTGATTAGAGTTGCATAACAGATTTCTAACGATTTAAAAAGAAACTAGATATGGGCGCAAAGATTATCGTGATGCAAGGCAACATGGTTGCAACCATCGAAGAGACGAACAAGGACGCATTCAACAAGCGTGGTGAGTATAAAGAGACCGATCTGGACAGACATAAGCGTGAGGTCGATTTCTTGATTACAAGCATCGCTAACCGCTACGAAGTGACATTCAATCACAAGGTAGAGCTGAAGGAAAGCCGGAGCATCAAGAAAAGCGAGTATTTCGATAATATCTACTACGTTACCGAGAACGCATTGAACAAGCTGAAAAAGCAATACTCATACGAGTGTGACTTGTAATAGATTTCGTGAGGCACACGCTAAACTGCACCGGACTTTGAACATTAAATATTTAAGAGATATGGATAAGAATTTGATGGATGCTCTTTATGTGAGCTACAATGAGAAGTTTGGCGTGTTGAGCGACGATGAGCATGAAACTATTTCACATGTATTGGGTACTGATTTAACCTTGGTTCTAAACAAAGAGAATATGGAGGTGTACCTGTTAGTGCCTTTGACAAGAAACCATAATTTTGAGTGTAAGGGTAATTACATTATCGTGGATGGCAAGCGGTTCGATTCGGACATCTTTTTCCGCAAGGATGCTTGTCAATGGATTCAGATGCAATCTAATGAAATGCTATCAATGGTAGCGTAACATAACATAAGGTGAGGCACACCTGAACAACTGTACATTATCTTTGATGTTTAACAATTAAATTCCGTGAGCAATGGAAAGAAGAAGTAATGTGCAGCATCATGCCACAATGGTTGGTCGTGCTGGCGAGGACAGAAGTCCTCCAAAGTAAAACAAACGTTAAGGTTTTAGATAAAACACTAAAACGTTTGCAAGTTAAAGAGAAAAGCATTAACTTTGCAGCCGAAAGTAATAATGGTTGTGAAGTGAGAGAGCACGACTGGCAAAAGTTGGAAATAATTAATATTTAATATATTTTCATTTGCTCCAAGCGTGGAGCATCGTCATTCCGTTCATCGCCTTACATAAGTGGACGGTTGACACAAGCCCTGTCCATCCTCTCTCACAATATGGTGGACGGGGCTTTCCGTTTCTATCACAGCCAAGCATTAAATATTAATTATTAAATAATATGAAAGATTATTTAGAAAAGAATTTGAATGATGCACCCATGCTGGGAGCATTTGTAAATCAGAGTGAGGAAATCAAGGTTGAAGGCTTTGAACTCATCAAGGTAGAAGAACGTGATGGTAATCAAGCCGTCAATGCAAGAGAGCTGCACCATAAGTTGGGTAGTAAGCAGCAGTTTGCTAATTGGATTCGAAACCGTATTGAAAAGTACGGATTCGTTGAAAATCAAGACTTTTGCTCATTTAATAAAGTTATTAAACGAGAAAATGGTGCTACTACTATTACAGAGTATGCCTTATCTTTGGATATGGCTAAGGAGTTGTGTATGATTGAGAACAATGAGACAGGCAGGATGATTCGCAAGTACTTCATTGAGGTTGAGAAAAAAGTAAGAATGCAGAGTGTTCCATCTTTGCCCGATTTCACTAATCCGGCTATAGCAGCAAGAGCTTGGGCTGACCAGTTCGAGAAGAACCAAGTACTGACCTTGGAAAACAAACAGCAGAAGGAGGAACTTGCCAAGGCATCGCAGGAGATTGTAGGACTAAGCGCACAGATTACAACGATGAAGCCTAAGACTACTTACTTCGATGTGATGATGAAGAACAAGAGCACAAGCGTGATTACATCAATGGCGCAGGATTACGGAATGAGTCCGCAAGCATTCAACAAATTGTTGCATGAGCATGGTATCCAGCACAAGGTTTCTGACCAATGGGTCTTGTACCGCCAATATTTGGATAAGGGATATGTGAATAGCGAGCCAGTGACCATTACGCACAATGATGGAAAACAAACCATCAAATACAACACGAAATGGACTCAAAAAGGGCGTTTCTTTCTCTATGAGTTCCTAAAGGAGAAAGGTATCTTACCTTTGATTGAACGAAATAATAATGGTGAGACACACTAGGACAACTGTAAAAGCCCCAATCTCGTTAGAGGTTGAGGCTTTCTTTATTTTTACATTTACTTCTTATCTAACCCATAGGAGAACAAATACTTTTGCGCTAATTTTCAAAGACTTGTATTTTTATTACAAAAGTATTGTTATTTTACATTTCGGTTTCATTATACTCATAATCCCAGAGGAATAACTTGCCTTTGACGTTTCTAATCGGCTCATCGAACAATTTAGCATTCTTCAAGAACCAATGATATTGGAAATCTTCAGCAAATGCATCCGGATAAGCCTCATGATACTGAATATCATCCAACTCTACGCTGCCGATAATGGCTGACGTTGGCAAGTCTTTGAAGTCCGGAATAACAATACCATGCTCTTGGCAATATTTCTTCATTGCGCTCTCCTGCCATCCGTCAAGTTTTTCAGGTTTGGCTTGGCTAGCATGAATAAGGAAACGACCACGGAACTTTCTATTCCATGTTCTGTTCTCAATGGTCTTGCAGCCGATAGCGATTAACCAAGCATACGGCTGACGAATTGATAATACTTTCATAAGCTCATTGTTTTGTTGTTTACATTCGCAAAGGTAGTAAAAACCTTCGAGAAATGCAAGAAAACTCTAATTTATTTTCACATTTTCTAAAAATAATCTTGAAATAATTTGCATTCTCAGATATTTCAACACACTTTTGATTGATGTATTCAGATAAATAACCATCAAGTATGTTTCTTCTGTACTTAAGGCGGTAAGAGGTTAAATCCTCTTCCGCCTTTTCTTTCTGATTCTGTCCCAATCCGGTTTAAGTACATCCATCGTGCCGACCATCGCCCTGTACTTGTCGCCAAGTTCGCCCTCGTTCATAGATGAACGGAAAGTGTACATCTTGTATCGTTCATGCTCAGGAACATATAATCCCACCATCAAGGAACGGACTCCATCTACCTCCTGCTCCGGTGCTATCAATACAAGCCCCTCGTTCATGCTTTCCAACTTGAAAATCTTTGAGGTAACAACCTCATAATAGTCTAGTATATTCATATTCTTGTCTCCTATAATTATTTTGTACGTTCAAACACTTCAATATACTGGATAGAGCTACAATCAATATATTTACGTGTAAACACTACTGTACTTCCACTTCCAATCATAAGTGTTCTGTTCTTTGTATTGCAATTGAAAGATGTTTCAATACCAATACCATTGAAGTCGAAACTTATTTTTGCTCCACCTACCAAGTTGATACTTCCTCTAAGACCTTTGTCCTCGGCTTCGCCTAATATCACATTCACATGACCTGCATCCATATTCTCCTATAATTAATTGTTAAACACCTTCTCTAATAAAGATACGTATGATAGAGTCACTATCAATGTAATCTCTGTTTCCGTTCTCAGCAAGTATAGTTATCAAATGCTTTTTTTTGTTATAAAGAACATCGGCAGTAAAATCAAATAACTTTGATTTGCTAAAGTTTGCATGAGTTAACTGCCCATTAGAGAGTGAAATACCTGCAATGCAACCGCACTCCTTTGCATCATCTAAGATGTCTTTGATAATCTTAATATCCATAGTCTTATTACTTTACTTCTCGTTCTACAATATCGAAATTATCCCACGTCTCTCCTTCGCTGTCTGAGATATGAAAGAAAGAATCTGAGATATTGTATAGATAATCATCGCAATCCAAAACTCGCTTGTAATTCTCCAAAGTGTTCATTCCTTTGTGTCTTATCGCCTTTCTTGCCTTATCTATGGTAGAGAAGACTTCTGCATCAACCTCCACTGCTTCACCCAATCCATGTTGGTATGAAGAAATTACTACATATACTTTCATAGCTTAAACATCATTATTTCTTACGCTACCTTAGATAACGTTTCTTTGTCAATCTCAATCCATTGGCAAGCATCCTTGCGGAAGAAGATTTCACTCTTGATATACTCACCATCCACATCAATGCTATCATCCTTGCAGACAAATGTATGGTTCTTTGTCAAAGGTACAAGAAGGTACGTTTTACCCTCTCTCTTGCGTTCTACAAGCGTTTTGTCCGTCCCAAGGATAACTGATACCCTTTCGTCCTTATCGTCCTTTAGAACACCTATTTTATCCGTGTGCTCGATATAGAGCACATTCAGAAAATTCTCATCCATTTTCTTATGCATTAATCATTCTGTTATACTTTTTCTTATTAACACCTCGTTTAACGGCTTCATAGAGCAAAGTCAAAGCTAATGCTTCATCCTTGACTTTCAAAGCCTTCAAGGTATCTCTTTTTACGTTGTAGTTCTCATCGACCTCACACAATGGTACGTAGCCTTTGTGCTCGAAATTTCTTCGACCAATCGCCCAAATCTCATAGCCATCCGGAAACTCGTTTGTTGTCTCGAATTCATAACTGCCATCAATAAACTTTTCCATAATCAATTATATTAAGTTCTTTGCCTTATCTTTTCTTACTTCTCCCATCGGAAAGCGTTAGGGTCTTTTACAACCTTCTTGCTGGCTTCGTCCCACATATAACCATCATTAAACCACTTTGGGGCTTTACCATTGATTACCCGTTTCGCCTCGGCTATGCTAGCATAGTCTGGTTCAACAACATTATCAATGCGAACGGCAATCTGACCGAATACGTCCTCCACCTTGGTAATATGATGCCCTTTGTAGAACACTTCTTTCAAACACTTAGCAATTGTCTCCATATCTCAAATACTTTAAAAGTCCTAAACTAAAGGGGTGTTTAAAGGCACACCCCCTATTAAGCCTCGCCAAACACCTTAGAACGTGAATATATCTTTATGCAACTCGCAAGAAGTTGTAAGCCTTGAATTGTCTCCATGCGCCCTTTGCTTCATCCCAATAGCGGATGCAATCTCTTGATGCTGCATGCCCTGTACCATTTGGAGTATAGTCAATGTGGCTCTGAAGGAGAGTACCAAAGGCTTGTCTTACCTCACCATTCATCTTCATAAAGAAGAACTCTACTACCTTGGTCTTCATCGCTGCCTCAAGCTTTACGACCTGCCAAGCCTGTTTCAAGCACTCAACCCAAGACATTGAACTTGATTTCAACTGATAGGCTCTATGTGCCAACTGCATTACCTTTCTCATCTTGTTCTTAATTGAAGTAGTCATATCCTCAAACCGTTTTACGAGTGCCGACTCGGCTGCATAACAGCAATTAATAGTTAAACTTTAAAGCCTTTATCTCTTAAAGACATTGCAAAGATACAAAATAAAATCATACAAACCAAATTATTTGCAAGAAAACGAATGATTTTAATCATCTTTTAACATAACTATATATGTATGACCTTTTTCTTAACAGAACTTCACATTGTATGATTTAATTCAATCAATACAAGAGAAAAATTTGGTAGTTTCAAAAAACTTTCTTATCTTTGCAGTCGAAATTCAATCATACATTATTATATTATAAATATGGACGTTAAATCAATAATTAAAGAAAAGGGCTTTACTATCGAACAGGTAGCTAAAGAAATGGGTATATCAAGAGTTACTTTTACCCAAAACCTCAGCCGTAACCCTACGATGAGGACATTACAGCGTATTGCCGATGTATTAGGGTGTAAGGTTGGAGACTTCTTCAAAGACGAAATCGAGCCATCTAAGCCAACATTTGTTTGCCCTCATTGCGGCAAGCCTATCGAGCTGGAGATTAGGACAAAGGAGGGGAAATGATATTCCTCTCCTTTTACTCTTCTATTCCTTCTCCTTCAAAAAGCCTATACCTGCATGAACATTACCCAACTTATACCAAGACTGGTTTAAAGTCATAACATAACTACTGAAGGATTCTTCCCCAATATCAAGGGTGAAGTCTTCATCTACATCAGGCTCTCCATGTCTTACGTACCCCTTATTCGGGGTGTATAGCAATCTATGATATGAGCCACTCTCACAAATATAAAGTCCGCTATTACGCCAATCGGAACTCCAAAATTCCGGTTTATTCACGTAACAAAGCATTACATCACCATCGTAAATAGGAATACTATGACTTCGCTCATCCTTTTCTCCAACAAACTTTTCGCTGTCAACATTGTCAGACTGACGGATAACAGATACGATGGAGTAACCATTTCCAATAAAGTCCGCTATATCAACATATGTTCTTTGCTCTCTAAGGTCAAATTCTTGTTGGCTTCTTACGCCATCTTTCTCAAAGATTACAAGTATTCTTGTGTACTTATCACCAAAATTGACCATACTTAGAATCAAGCCGTTGTTCATGTAAGACGCATAAGCTTCTTTGGCTAGTGTTAATACACGCTCTAGATATTCCAATGGCTTGTATCTAACTAGCCAAGACTGACCTTTATGCATCTTTTGCAAGTACGAATACATATTCATCGCCTCGCATTCATCTATTCCATGCTTCTTGCAGACCAACTTAAACTTATCCGGATAAACACTAGTTACAAGTCTATCCAATTCGTCCATAGCTTGCATGGCTTTCAAATAATCATTTGCTTCCATTTTACTAATCTTTAAGTTTCTCAATTATATAACCACGACCTGTATAGGTACAAGACAAGCCGATATACACTAGCTGATGTAAGAGCCACAATTCTTCAGTGAACGGCAATCTATCACACTTCACAAACTCATCTTCATCCTCAAAATCAGATGCCTTTTCCAATATTTCTTCCTTTGTCATTATCTTTAAATTTGTGCCCGAAAGCTGTTAAATATCCGCATCTTTTATTTTTTGTAATGTGTCAAATATCACATCTGCAATCTCAAACCTGCCGACATTTGGATTCTGTGGGACACTATAACATAGAGCTTTTAAAAGCTCAAAACATTGATTCTCAAATAATATCATACGCTTACTTCTTTTGATTAAAATACTTTTCCAACTCTCGAAGAATGAACAGCCCTCCTATCTTGAAAGACTGCTCTATCACCCCTCGATGTTCCTTAAATACGTTTTGACTTCTTGCAAACCGAAACGCTTCATTCTCTAGTATAAGCACAAACTTATTAAATTCTGCATCGGTCATTTGCATTCACCTCCTTCCTTTGAGAATAAATCATCAATACAGAGCCACCCGTCTATAGGCATTTTCTCAACAAATCCTTTCCAAGATTTGAATTCTTTTACTTGGGCTAATGAATAATAGTTGCCTACACTATAGTGCAGCAATATCCATTCATCATATCCTTCTGGCTCTTTATTTGTTTGATGCCACAAGTCCTTCAAGAACTCGTTGACAGCCCACTTAACACCTTCTTTGAATCCGTTTCTTCCAATAATGTTTCCATCACTGTTAAGAGGATATTCCTCAAATGCAGCTTCTTCTATTTTTTTGTCATCTATCATAACTATTACTATATTAAAAAGGTAAATATGGACGTTCAAGAAAACTAAGTAAAACAGCATGTTCTTTATATGCGAAAGAATCTGTTCTTCCCATTCTCTCAAAGCGTTGCATTTGCCTTTTACAATGCTCTATAAGTTCTTTCTTAAAAACTTCGTCCATATCTTAAACCTCCATATCTTTAGTTGTACCTATTAACTTTGCAGTCTCCTTATTGTAAGGAAGACAATATCCTATCCTTGAACTCAGGCTTTTCAATCTCCAAAGTATCAAGGTTGAGTTTGCCATTGTAACACTCTTCAATCTTCTTGATGAACCTTTTAGCTTCTTCATCAGATACTTTAGTAAATAAATCTGTAATTCCAACTTTTGACTGAAGCCAACGATTTTCACTATTATTGCAATAACGACTTTTAAATTGTGTATATTCATCGTCTTGAAATCCTTCAAAAATAGTATAATAAAATTCTTCACAGTTTCTATATACCAGCACATCGCCCTTCTCCCAAGCAAACTTTTCCCAATCACGCATTGATTTGCTAGGATAGATGCACAAAACTCCTTCCTTGTACAATTTGCCGTCTTTATCGAACCATGGCTCTTTATTATGATGCTTAACTTGAAAAGCATCACATGCATCAGTAACGACATATAGAGTAACACTTCCAAACATATCAGTCCAGAGTTTCGTACCTTCTGGCTTATCCTTCAAGATTTTTGCTATATTAATCTCAGTTTCCATATCTGACTTTTTTATATTCATTTATTCTTCACTAAAATATTTCTTCACAAACGCTCGTTCGGTGAGCCATTTTCCCAACCCCACTCTAAAGTAACGCTTTGGCTTGCCTTTCGCAAACCCATATTCGTCACGAGGTGTATTAACACTCATGTGTATCTTCGGAACATTATTCACCGATACGTATGCGGTTATATATTCATCCGAGAATGCCAAATGCTGAACTTCACGGAACTTTACACTATTAAAGAACATTTCCTTCATAAGCCTTAGTCCTTATAAATTGCATCAAGAGTGCTCCTGAAATTCGGATTATCAATAACGGCTTGGGCATCTTCTTTGTTCTTGAAGTAAATAGTTCCTTCGTTATAATTACTACTTGAAGTAATACCATATTCGTTGGTTCGCATGATATTATACTTACATTCATTAGAATTCCAATCCGGTTTCCAATCTCTATTATAGTACTTAGCTATAATCATTAACCTAGATAATGCAATTAGCTTATCCACATTCATATATGAAACTTGAATACATGCTGGACGAATATATTCGTCTGCTAAAGCTGATATGGCATCCATATAGCCGATTACCCTCTTCCTAAGCTTAATAATACCAGCTTTCAAGTCACTTTTTTCAATGTCCACTTCCATTTCTTTAGGGATGTCAAGGACTATTTTTTTATCTTTCATTTCCATTTTTCTTATGTTTCATTTCCACAATATAGTTTTTATTCACAACCAACTCGAAGAACTTATATTTAGCATTCATGTAGTTGCGACCTAAATCAACTCCACCAACAAATTCTTCTCCATACCAAGAGATTGCCGTATACTTTACAATATCATGCTCTTCCGGATGATTCACACGCCCAATCCATACATCTGTGCGAACCAAATCGCAATACCCATAAGGTAATTTGGCACGTATCATCCTCGTATTCTCCGCATCAATATAAACGTTTTTGTATTCTAGGTCTACACCTAGAATTTTACGATTAAGCTTTGCTACATCCATATTCCATTAATTTTAAAACACTACGTTGAAGTTCCCTCGGTTTGAACGGATTTTTCTTCAACATTTTATTCGCTTCGTTTTGTATCTTGCGGCTTTCCCACTTCTTTGTAAGACGCATAGCCTTTAACAAACGATGGTCTCCGGCTAGCTTTCCTGCATCTTTCTTGCCACAATAATAGCCTTGCCTATAAGCCCAATATCGGGTTTTATAGACTTTCTTCATTATCTTCTTAGCTTGTCTTATCTTCATATACTACTTGTTTTTATAAATATTACATGTCCCCTCATAAATTGTGCTATTTGTATAGATGTCTTTATATTGCGAAATGGAAACCAATCCATCTGCCTTCATTTCCCTAAGAATGCCATCATACACACTTTCTATTGCTCTTCTCTTCAATTGCTCCATGCCAGATTTATCACGACAATAGTATTGCATTTCAAGGTTTGACATTGCAACTCTTGAATGAAGCTTAATAACTTGTGGCTTTATATATCTAACCTCTATCTTTGGTTTGATACCTAGTTTATCAGCTAACCATTGTTTCCATTTTGGCTTAACATCCTCTCCATCTAAGCAAGCAAGTAATATATAAATAAGACTAACACTTATATATAAAATTACAATTTCCATATGCTACTTATTTTTATCTCCTAATAATACGTGTCTTCGATAAGGGAAGAAATAGCAACGTTCTCCTGGACACCACCAACTAGGAGTGTTCTTCATGCATCTACGACATAACGCTATATTCTTCTCAGCTTTTATGTCGTCACGTTCAAACTTTCTTCGTTCTCTTCTTGAAAGAGGAGAATAAGGATAAGTCTCTTTCTTAAACACCTTAGCTGCTAAAGCATTCAGTTTTAGAAATACTTTTTCTAATATTTTTATCATACGCTACTTCTTATCGAATTTATTGCCAACAACTATGAATTTACCTAATGAAAGATAATGACCTAATGGTTTACCCTCAATCTTTCCATTAGCATGTTTGAGGTAATACCCACTTAACTCTTCCGACCATACAATTTCTGATGGAATAAAAGGATAATTCTTGATAACATCATGTTCGTACAATTCTTTACCTTCATAATCTGTTAGCCCTGTGTACTGGCAGACTGTTGAAGGGTCAATTTGATGCGCCTCATTTCGATTAAGCATAGATTCTTTCTGCCTATCTTCAATGATGTAGGTGTTACCACATTCGGCATAAAAGTAACCTTCTACCCAACTATTATCTTCTATTCGTTTAGCCTTAAACTTTATATTTCCTATTTTCATAAGCTATAATACTTCTTTTTCAAATTCACTCTTTGGAACACGATAACAAACTGCTTTTCCATAAAAAACTTCAACGCCTTTTAAGGGCATTTCCTTTTCTAAAATATCATGTACCTTCGTGCCTTTTCTCACACTAATAGCTATATAATCATAGCTATTATTTATCATCAATAGTGAGTTATTTGTCATGTACACCTTGCCATTCTTGGAAAGATTACTATGATTTCTTGAAGGCTGATAGTATAACCCACTAGCCTTATGCTTGATTCTGTAAGGTTTTGTCATAACTATTCTTCTTTAAGTTCTACACTTTATTCACCTATCTTTTCAAAAACTAATTTTACTTTAATAGGCTCATCTTCCCATGATAAATCAATATTGTTTCTTGGAATAGTAAATCTTTTGTTTCTATGGTCTCTAGCAGTTATCTCATCATTACAATTATAATCAATACCACTTTTCCACTTACTCCAAAAGCCATACCAATCATCACGGAATGGTTTATCCTTGAACAACACTAGCTCACCATCTTTATCACAAGCAAGCCATAAATATTTAACATTATCACTCATATTTCTTCTTTTTAAATTCTCTTTCACGTTTACGTCTCTCCTTCCTTGTAGGTGGAGGTACGTATGCCTTATCCATAACTATTCCTCCACTTTAATACCAAATGGAGTGCCGTCTACAAAGGTGTTGTCTTGATAGCTATTTTTTGAATCCAGCAGGATGGCGCCACCATCGGGATCTGCCAGGTATACTTGTTCGTCACCGACATAAGTGATATTTAAATAGCCTTCGTAGCACTTTATCCACCCAAACGGCTGATGCTTCAACATTTCTTGCCAGCACTCTTCTGCGTTCTTAAATGGGCGGTATTTTTGTTCTGGCTTGATACGATAGTTATCTTGATATTTTATGAGTGTATCAAGATTTAAGCCATCCTCATCACCATCTATATCTTGCCAATCACCATTCTTGTACTGAATTGTCTTACCTTCTGCTATCGCTTGAAAGATAGGCATCAATCTCTGAATTTCGCCTGTATAAATTTTCTCCATACTTATTCCTCCAACTTATCAATAGGTTTCCAATGAGTGATACGAGCCATTCTCCCTTCCCATAAGATGATGAAGTCATTACCATCTTTTGGGACGGTAGTGCTTTCCACTCTTCTGTTTTTAAAAACATTATCAGGTGACATCTTACTTGTTACCCAAACTACCTTATCATAAGGGGGAAGCTCATCCTCAACAGATACCCAGTCTGGCTTGTTGAGTTCCTTCAAAGCTTCTTCTAAGTTAGAGATAACGCTATGTTGGTTAGCATACCTACTCCAAATGATAGCTTGTTCTATCAGCTCTTCAACTTTCTTCTTATCCATAGTTATAAATTAAAATATTCACGTATCTGCTCACCTGTCATGTGATATACCTCAGATATTCGGCAGTCTCTAATTGGGCTATCCCATACACTGGTAGATTCATCATTACAACTACCATCAGTAACACGCTCTACGGCTTCTTCTTGTCCAGTTGCAAAGTCAACGCTTAGAAGCAGCTTTTCTTCATTACTAAGTCCTTTTTCATCCAAAGCTATATTCAGAGCAATTTGCAACTCGTCATGAGCCTTGCCTGAATAACCAATAGCCTTATCTAGATGAAGTTTGATTGATTTCTCTTTATTATCCATAGTTACTTACTTAAATTGTTTCTTATTCATCCTCCAACTCTTTAAGTGCCTTTAGCATATTGTCATAAGCAGATTTTAAGTAATCTCTAATACCTAGAGATTCATACAATCCAAACTCAGACAATGCTGACTCTAAACATATCTTAGCTTTTTCTTTACTCATTGCTTATCCTCCTTTTTTTCTGTTTCTTTCTATATACTTTAGTTGTGCAATACTTATGTTGCCATATCGTTTATACATACCTTGGAGATATGCAATATAGCTAGCTAATGTTATTTTATTTGCATCCATATTCTATTCTTTTTACCCTCTCCATATTACCAAGGAGAGGGTGATTAGTTACTATAGCTCATTAAACTCTTTTTCTAATCTCTTTTTAGTTTCATAGATGAGTTTATATAGAGCTATTTTAAATTCCTTGTTTAGACCACATAAATAATAAAGATTATTCCAATGTTCACCTTCATTAGAACAATCATCTTTAATGCTATCTAACAAATAACACATATAATCAATATCTTTAGCTCTTTCTAACTTTTCTTTATCCATATTAATATCTATCTATATCCTTTGCAGGATGGTTAGTTACTTTGTAAATTCTATCATATATTGTGCAAGCACAGAGCCTACATAACATAAGGTCATAAGTATCGCTGCCACTATCGCAATTACAATACTTACCATTCTCAACTTAGGGGTTTCTGACCAAAATATTGCACTAACTATCAGAAAGATAGTTCCTAAAATCGTTAACAATACTACCATATTACTTATATTTATGTCCTATAAGGAATGTTAGTTACATTGGTTTCTTTGCTGGAAAGTGTGTATAAGATGAAACATGCAGAAATATGTTATCACCATCTGTAGAAGTATTCTTAATATCATAAGAAACGCCTTCTTTTTTGTCAAATATAAACATTTCACAATCTCCACCTGTAATGTCAATGTAAGATTTTAAATGCTCTATCAACTCACTTGCTTTCATATTACTATCTATTTATGCCTAAAGGCTGTTAATCTATCTCATCACAATACTTATAGATATAATCTCTGACAAAATGCAAGTCAGAGCCGATTTGTTCCCTTGCACTTTTCTCTACGTCTATACGCTCAAAATTTTTATTGATCCTATAAATATAATAACCAATATTGGACATAAATTCCTTGCGCTTTTTCAATGTCGCCTTATAATCAGCAGTCTTCTTGCTGATATAGCTGTTAACGACAATGGCGGTACAAACAATCGCCACAATAATAATAGCTGTAATACAGTTTAAAATCATAATCAATCAATTTGTGCCAGAAGGCGTTAAACATTAAACGATATAAGACAAGCTGATGCCTAATATGCTCCTAATATCATAAATATGACTCCTTGGAGCATATATGCAAAATCTTTCAAGAACAAGTACACTCCAAATATAATCAAGACTATACCTATTATAAATATTACTTTCATACCTCCATTTCTGAGTTGATATTAAAAGCAAATAGGATATGCTGTAACTCGTGGACGTAACTGATATACCCTCCCATAATATCATTATTTATTGAAACAGACCAACTAATACCGCCGTCTGTGCAAAGTTTAATTCTTGGAATACGACTATGCCTAAAGTATATTTGTCCCTTACTCCATCCATTCTTAAGAAGAATGGCAGATGTAAGAAACACTGGCTTCATATCCCCAACACCAACAAAGCAGTACACCAACCCTTCTTTAGGGCAAGATAAGTCAAAATGGCATCCGTCTCTTGGCTCTTTGACAACCATTACTTTGTTGTCATACATGACAACATCACCTTCAATATATTTCTGTGCCATACACATTAATCTTTACTATTAATGAAATCCTCATACTCACCTATCGTGATTTCCACAAAGTCTGTATTTTGCTTTTCTACTCTGATACTATCATCAAAGTAAACGAAAATGCGGTCTTTATGACGGAGAAGTTGAGTGATAGTAAAATGGCTAGCTTGGGGGACTTCTATATTCAGTTCCTTTATTACCTTGAAATGGTTAGCAACTGATTTATAGGAGAGAAGAACGGAGGCTATTGCCTTGCCTTGCTTACTACGCTTGTTAGGCGCAATAACTACATAGTAACCGTCTTCCAATTTTACACCGTCTATCTTCTTCCACACCTTCTTATCTAGCGTATCGTAACGCTCAGAAAGAACCCATATAGCGGTAACCTCGTACACTCTTGTGAGAGTTCTGTTAGGCTGATAGCCCTGATATTTTTCAAATTCGAAGCCTACGGCTTCTTCAACTCTTTTCATGTAGGCTTGATGCTCTTCAAATTCTGCATCGAGAATACTCTTAATGTATTGATAAGCCTTTGTCCCTTGTTTTGCTTCGTACAACATACGCTTTACTTTTTATAGTTGCTATTCTCCTTATACCCACCACTTACAAGCCATTGACCAAATTGTTCAAGACTTTCTATGTTATTTATAAGACTCCATTTGTCACCTATATCATCAGTTGTATAAGCTATAAAAGTCTTATGTGTGAGCACATTCCAACAGATTTCTAATCTGTGTAAAATGGTTTTTCTAAAATTATATCTTGCTGCCATACGCTTTACTTTTCTAAAGATGTATATATTCGTTCACTTCACCCAAAACTTGTGTTAGCAGGTTCTTCAGAATCTTCAATTCATCATTCGAATATGTAGCTATTGGATAACCATCAAGGGTAATATTACCACAACTACGACTTATCTTTAACGAGTGTTTATTTTCTTTCATATTTCTTTTTTGCTTCTTAACTTCTTTGAATATTACATGTTTTCCGTCTGAACGGTCTTCCGGTTCACACTGAAATCCATCTGCCCAATCATTATATGTCGGGTTATAACACGTATCATCATGGTCGAACAAACATCCATCGCAACCATTCTGCTCAACTGCTTCAAGAATAATAGTTACTCTCTGCCCTGCTTTAATCTCTTTCATAATCAAAACGCTATTCTAAAATCCTTACCTTTCAGAGAAGGTTTCTTACTAAGAATGAACTTCTCTAAATCTTCAAAATCTATCGGGAAGAGCGCACAATATTTATACTTTAATGTGCAGATGAATCTTCCGTTGAGCATAACATCGAATGTGAATATCTTCATAGGTCGCCTCCTTTCTTTTTAGGAACATACTCTTCTAACTCATCGCTAAACTCATAGCAGTCCGGGCAGTAGTGCTTATCGCCAATTTCTACCCATTCGGATTCCGTTGCTTGTTCTCTAGCAGTACAGATGTCCACCCAACAGTCAATACCATCGTCCACACCATAAGTCTTTCCGCATCTGTCACATACGACAGAGTACATTGTTACTTCCTTAATCATGATTGCCTCCTTTCTTCGGGAGTAATTCATCAACATAGAGATAGCTAACAATATCATAATCAACTCCAATATATTTGAAATCGTAATCATACCAACCAAAATCGTGAAAAGATGATTGTTCTATTCTTTCTTCATCAGAAAGCATCCCATAATTAAGATGATAAACAACTCTTACCAAACATATTCTATGTTTATCAGGCTCTTCGCTAGCAGGATGCCACAAGTTCTTTAAGAACTCTTCTTGCATCCATTTAACACAATCCATAAAAGAGCCTATGCTAACTTTATCTCTATCTTCATCGGACAGAGTTGGATAATTTCTGTATTTATCAGCATTGCGTCTTGCAGCTTCTTCTATTTTCTTATCATCTAAAACCATTTTATTAACCTTCATAACCATTATTACGTAGTTCATCAATTAAAATCTTGACATCTTCTATAGATTCTCTTGCGAGAGTTCGTAGATGAGTTCTGCGAACAGCTTCAGGGCAAGCGCATCTATTATCATGCTCGTAATCTTCCCCTCGTTGTTTTACTTTATCTCTAAACAACTCTGCTGATTTTTCATACAAAAAATCTAATTCTATTTCAGATAATTTCATAATCAAACCTCCTCTTTAAATTCGGACTAACACTACAAGCCTTTATTTCGATTATCGAAAATATGCTCACAAAAAATCTTCTTAAGTACTTTCATATACCTAATCTTTTATATCTTTAATATAGCACCACTTTGTGATGTTGTTTCTCCTTACATAATCTTTCCAATAAACAAAAGAGTAAAGATAATCAGCTTCGTACTTAATACCTCCATCGTCTCCATCATACCATTCTGTAAGAATCCATTCTTCGTAGTTTGGAGCTTCTTTTGCAGAGTACCATTTAGTCATTGTTCACCTCCTTCCTTATCATAAAGTAATCTTCTTCAACTTTATTATGTAAGTAGTATAAAAGTTTTAACTTTGTGAGTTTTTCTAACTTTCTTACTACATATTTTATAGTATTAGGACTTATATAACCGTCAGTCCAACCTCTTTTCAAAAGCCATTTAGTACTCTCCTTGTAGAATAACTTCTTGCATTTTCGTTTATTCATTTTCAATCTCCTTCACATAAAGTTTCGTTAACCTCGTCATTGTATGTATGAGTAACCGGATTGTACTCGGAATGGGTTGCATATACCCTACCTTTCCGGTTAGTGAAATAGATAGCATTTCCTTGGTCATAAAACCTGTACACTGTTATACTATCAACAACAAACAATTTCTCGACCTTGAATTTGTCAACAGAATCCGAGATTTGGACTCTTGTACCCTTACCTTTGCAACCTACCAAAATGGCGGCAACGGCAATTATCATAAATACCTTTTTCATATCAACTTCTTTTCTTCTTGACGAATCCGTCATTCATCATAACCTAATATGCTAAAGAACTCATCCATTTTTGGATTTAGATTATTTGCCATTAACATATATGCCGGAACGGAACGACCGATGTTGCACTCTAACTTCAATGCATGTATCATTACTGAAGCTTGTTGGCTTGAAATCTTAACCCTATCCAATCTGGAAAGTATTTCGCTCTGCGAATCTGCATTACGAAACACTTTCTTGATAAGACTTTCTATGTACTTACGCTGCTTGTCCGTCATTGCTCTTATTGTGCTCAAGAGACTCAACCAAAGCCTTCAGACCATTGAAAGTAGCATCCACCAACTCCTTGCTATCGGAAGCATCAAAATACCAATTTCCAATAATCTTGCTATTATTTTCGGCAAACATCGTAATACTCGTATGAGTATTTGAAGACGACATCTGGATAGACTCCTTTGTTCTACCCATGAGGCTGGCAATCTTTGCCAACACCTCTACATAAACATTATTCTTTTCCACTTTCTTCTTACAGTTTTTATGGTGTGTCTCACCTTTTTAATTAGTAACCTTATTTCTTAATTACATTGCAAAGATACAAAGAATATCCGAAACATGCAAATTATTTAATGTATTTCTTTTATCTTTTAACACACTATAATAATATAAATAAATAATTTGCTGACGTTAACACAAAAATCCCCACCACTACATTATTATATATAGTGATGGGGTAAACATTTAAAACAAAATAGCATTATGGATTTCTTCGATTACTATCTAGTACTTTCTTTAATTCTCCATCTACATCAAGTACTCCACCTTGCCAATCGGACTGAATATCTAAACTAAACCAACCACCTTCTTTTGTGCGAGCAAACCAAATTTCATTCTCATCATACTCTTTAATAACACAACCAATGAAATAGTCAGTTGTTTCATTCCAAATCCAACTACACTCGTCTGAATTATTCTTGAATGCTTGCTTTACATAATCCGGTGCATAGGCATATAAAGCCACGTCCTTTATGATTGCCTTATACAACCTAGAGCTACAGACCTTCCCATCATCAAAGAAAGGAATAACCTCACCTATTTTAGGTATACGCTTTATATCTTTCATCTTAAATCAAGTCCTCTACATAAGCCCATTTGTAGATGGCGTTGGACTTCGTAAACTTCTTCCACCATTCCTCGCCTAAGAAATTCAGATGCTTGAAACGCTTACGAACCTTAGTCAGACCGACAATGCGTCTGTTGTGCTCCGGCAATTCTTCAACCGAATGCCAAGCATCTTCCTTTTGATATTTTATTCCCAACTCCAAGGCTTGCTTGGCTATCTGCCTTGCACCTTGACTAAAGTCTATCTTATCAATCAACATTTCTAAGTCCATAATCAAATAACTTTTATGTTAACTTTGTCATCAAAAAACGCTTCAAGCACTTCCTTGGCTTTAGCATCTGCTTCATTCAAGTCTTTGCACTTGACTACTTGAACACCATAGCCTATAGGGTTACGCAATTCGTAGCAGCCATCAACCTTAACCAAGCGAAGGAAAATATCTCCACCTTTAAAGCGGTATGAATACCCTTCAGTTGCTTCATTCCACTGTCTAACAATGTTCCTTACCGCCATAGATTCTTTGCACTTTTTCCAATGTAGCACTAGCACCCTCAATGTAGGCTGCGATAATGACATTTCTATATAGCTCACTATTTTCCTTATCAATTCCTACCAAGCCTTCTGTTGATTTCAAAGGCTCAATTGTAAATTTATAAGCCTCCTCTACTATCCAGCTAGGAACTCCATTTGAAATCAAATTCTCACAATACTCATTCATAATTTAACCTTTTAAAATTAGTGGATGAGAAGGGATTCAAACCCTTCTTGGTGGCAATACCTCCCCAGTGACCCAGTACACGGAATGTTTAATCAAGAAATCCGCTCCAAGTTTGCGAGGGTCGCATTGCTTTCAGTTGCCAATGCCACTCATCCGTTTGTCAGCGACAGATGCGAATTTGAAGACTGTGCACCATTCCCAACCTTGCCCAAGGGTTTCTGCCGCTGACTTATAGGCATTTGCCAATGATTGCCGACAAATTTCAAGTGTTCACATCTTACGATGCGGTATTAACTATCTCCCTGCCCAAGGGAACAACCATTAGCGATAGGCTATTTGTAGTTATGAAACTTCAAAATAAAGCCGTGTGACTCCTAAGTTTACAATCCCGCCCCCACGCAAGGCATCACACGGCTTTGATACGTGGGTATTTGGTAGCTTATGGCAATCCTACCTCGTCTTTCTTATATCATTCCGCTGCCATCCTGCCGCCCAGTCTACCGGAGCTGCATTACAGCAGTGAAAAGATGTATTCACATTATACAAGGCAGCTCTGAACTCATCCAATTCTTCTGCCGAGAACGGACAATCCTTGTTTACTCGCCTTTTCATAATTTCACTACATTATAACCAAGCCGACTTGCAAGACCAAGGAATGCATTAAAGTCTTCCTGTGCAAGTTCTGTTCCTGATACTACTCCATTCTCCAACGTGAAGTAACGCTTTGTATTGTAAAGCACATCTTCTAAGCAATAAGTTTCTTTCATCCTAATTCTAATCAATAGTAAACAACCTTTCGACTGGTCTCTTTGTGATATTCGGGTTAAGAGAATTTGTTACTTCCTTTTCCCAAACACATCTGAACTCCTGTGGCATCTGATACTCGCTGATAAAGACCTTATGTCCTCTTCTAGCCATTTCCATACACCACATATAGAAACTTTCGTAATCGAAATTCTTTGACACATCGTACTTTTTCGCAGCTTTGTAAGGTATATCGCAATATACTATACTCTTATCCGGTATCACAAGTTCATCATAGCTACCACTATAGAACTCAACACCTTTGATGAGAGGCACATCACGCATTGTGTTTTCTATCTGCTCCCTTATGTAATCTCTTGCCTTTCCGTTCTTGCCGACAACATTATGTCCGCTATAGCCACCATCAAAGAAGCGACCATTAAAGCTCGCCATAAAGCCAATTAGTCCGACACCTGCCTCTGTGAAGAAATTATTCTTTCCGTGATAGCAGTCTCGTGCAAAGTTATACAACGTCTTACTAATATGATTGAAGACAAATCCATCATTCTGAAGATGCTTCCACATTTCGATAAGATACCTATTCTTATCGTTGGCAATCCTTCGATACGTGTTCGGAACATTCTCTATAACGCTACAGCCGCCACAGAAAGCATCTACAAACGTATCATGCTCTTTGTCCAGCATAATCGGCAATATTTCATGCACGATTCTAGCCTTGCTACCCATGTACTTCATCCTATCAACTTCTTAATCATTTTAACACCTCGCTTACCAAACTTTCGCTCGACAACAGCATTATAACTCACTCCATCAATGGAACACTCATCCGGATAGCACTCTTCAAGCCAATCTGTGAACTTCAGCAGATTGAAGACTAACTCTTTTCTCGCTAAAAGAAACCGCATATCTATGAATTTTCCAAAGCTTATTCCAAAGATTTTCTGAAACTCATTACCTATCGGCAAGAACTCACTTGGTTCTATTTTCATCAGCTTGCTTTCTTAGATGTCACACTATCCAGAGGATAGTCACTCTTCATAAAGTCACTAATTCCTATGTAAGTTCGCTGCAAATCCTTCTCATCGTCTTTCAAGTCTTCCGTTGCATTGATAGCTGCCTCGTTCAATGTCTGTTCGTTAAAGACACCTTTTCTCACCTTATCGAAATAAGAAAGAATTTCTTTAGTCATCAAATGGTCAGCCAATCTCTTGAAATCCTTATCCATCACTAATGCCATGAAATCATAAGAGTTTTCAAAGGCCAAGATAGGAGCAAAGTCCTTGAACGCTTGCATTAAGTTAACATGCAAATCTTCATACAGCTTACGGATGATATTCTCATAAGTTCCCAAGCAGAGGTTGGTCAGATTGTACAAGATAATTGCATTCGCATAAACTCCCGATTTTTCACCAATCCCTAAGTTCTGCAACCTCACCGCAATTTTATCTCGCAACTTATACAAGTCTCCACTAATCTTGTCATAGAACGTCATTGCGAATTCTTCATTAAAATCTGCATTAGGAACATAAGCGTCATAATACTTAACCACCTTTCGAAGGTTCTTCTTGCAGTCCACCCACTTCTTCTTAACTTCAAACCTAACGCATTTCTTCTTCAGAATACTTTTTTCGATTTTCTGCATAAAGCACTCTGCTAAGACCATTTCGACATACACATACTGCTGAAGATAAGCCCTAGTAACGACCATAACCTTATTCACTTCGGTTTCGGTCATTCCATGCGGCACACTGATAATTATCTTCTTGCCACCAACGTTCAACAAGACTCTTCTAAAACAATTAACACTAGGCATGATGTTTTCTATTAGAATATTCAACAACCTTGTTATAGCACTCTGTCCTTACCAAATCCTCGACCCGATTCAATGTGCAAGCCTCATGAGTATCATTCATGTTGACTTGTGGGCAGCAAATCTGATAAAAAAACTTTGTTCTGATGGTAAAACCAAAGAATTTGATTTGCTCCTTGAATACCCGACCGGACACCACCTTATCAAGTTTCTTCTTGCCATCGAAGAGATTCAAACTCTCTTCTCTACGATATACAATATCGGTCTTAACCGAAAAAATCTTTCCGATCATAACTATTCCTCCAAATTTCTAAGCGTTTCAAGACTCTCATCATTATCAACATCATAGCCGATATGATATTCGTTGCCTATTCTAGCACCAACATATACCTCTTCTGCATCCAAGATATAACGGAACATCTGTTCACGCACCTTTATCTGTCCTTCATTCAATCCAAGTACATCAAAGCACTCTTCCTGCAATGACTTATATGGTTTCGTTCCCATATATGAGACATAAGCCAGCTTGCCTTCCTGATGCAATGGCTTCCACTTCTCCCACCAATGGTTGCGGTACTCCAAGATACCTCTTTCTACTCCATCGGCACAAACATGTTTAACTATTCGTAATTTCATTATCTACCTTTTTTAAAACCACTTTAACTATCTTCCCATCACACTTGAACACACGAGACTTAATCTTATATGTAAGGTTGTTAATCACAACTTTATCTCCTACACAAGGCATAAAATGAAAGTCGTAATTTTTCCAAATGATATTTCCTTCGTACTCAAATTCTACCATTATTCTGCTCTCCTAATGTTTTCTTATATTTATCCAACATTACTGAATTAATCTCTGACCAAAAAGTTACAATTACGTCCTTGAAATCAACATTATGTTCCTTTGCTATAAAATTTCCAGCACTGACGAAATCAAAATAGCCTTCAATCGTCTCTTGTGTACCTGTACATATTCGTGTTATGCCATTCTTGACATACTTAGCCACAAAATAATAGCCTTTCTTCATCGCAACAACTCCCTAATAAATTCGTTACGCATCGGCTCAACGATGCTTGTATACAAACTCTGCTTATCTTCGGGAATATCATCCGGTGTAATAGAGAACATCAACAAATAAGACATCGGAATCTTCAATACCTTGCATATTGCATCAATCTTATTCTTACGTGGAAACGTTCTTCCGGTCTCCATAAACAACATATTTGTCTCGCTACAACCGATAGCCTTACCAAGTTGTCGTTGGGTCAAGCCCTTGCTTACCCTCATTGTCTTAATCGCCTTTCCTAAATCCATTAAAACCTCCTATTTTAATTTTTCAAATCTATTCTTAATTGCAATCATGGCATCCTTGACTCCATCCTTATATCCAACAGAATACAAGGAACAATCCTCTTCGCTCGGTTTTCCGGTTTTTGATTTCAAAAACTCTTCTATCTCACGGAAACCATACTCCAAGAATCTGAGAAACATAGCGTTCTTCGTGATAGCTGGTCGTAGAACATCTTTAACCCAATCCCAGCCATCACCATAACCTAACGTGAAATTTGATTTTCCACAATATCTCACTTTCGGCTCATCCAACCATTGTTTTATTATTTCCTTTTTTGTCATCATTCCCAGTTTTTATGGTGTGTCTCACCTTTTCAAATTAATAACCTTTATTTCTTAATTACAATGCAAAGATACAAAGAATATTTGGAACATGCAAGCGTTTTAATGTGTTTCTTTATTTTATTAATGTATTTTAATTATTTAATATGATTTCTACCATTTATTTTAAAGTTTTTACATTTTTCTCTTTCTCAAACACTCTTGCTACTATCACCTGTATCCTTAAATTCGTCTTACCATGTTCTTTAACGTGTGCCACACGCTTTGTAATTTTTGCACCTTGCAGCAATTTCTGTCAGTCTCTTCCCTTGTACTTTCGTTGTGCTACCTTTCTTGCATTTCAAAACATTTCCTATACTTGTCTTTTGTATTTCCAAGAAATGGACGCAACAAAAACAACTTCTAAAATTCTTATCCATTTGACATTTCCTTTTTAAGTTTCTTTCTTTGAGCCAAGAACATAACAATCTCCTCGAAATCATCGCAATTCAAGAGCATTTGTCCAACCTGCCATTCCGCTGCTTTCTGATTGGCATCCTCCATGCCCTTTGCTAAGAATGTGATTTTCTTGTCTTGGCTTCGATTCTCTACAGTAACTTCAAGTGTACCATATTCAAGTTCGGTAGTCTTCATACTGAGACCTTCATCAAATATCCTCAACAAATGATTAAAAAGATTACTTCTTTCCATTTTTCAACCTTTCATTTTCTTGTTTCAACAAGTCCTCAAACTCCTTGCGCTTTGCTCGCATATTCTCGAACCATTTACTTGGTGTTATAGGACACCCCATAAGCCAATGGCTGAAGTTTGGAATAGGCAAACTGAACTCACTAGCTTCAATCGTATAATCATACCATTTCAGCAACTCTTCCTCTGGAGCATCCTTGTCTATATCAGTTACAATAGTAGCCATATCGAAGGTAAAATCACCGCAATTGGCTATTCCACCAACTTGGCCACCTATCCAAAATGTCTCCGGATTATCCAATCCGTAAAACTCATGCTTCTCACAAAATGCCTTCAAATAAGCATTGCAAGCATTCTCGTAATCTTTCTTTAATTTCACCTTATTCATATCACATATTCTTAAAAAGTTTCTTAATCTCGCTCTTCTCCACCTTAGGATGGGAGCACGTAACAACTTGCGTACTTGGGTCATGTCTTACCTGCCATTCGCAAGTATTACACCCCAAATCACCAACTTTATTAATTGCATTGGTGTATCTGCCTTTCTCACCATAGGGGCAATCAGTAACAAAATCCTTTCGTCCCCAGATGTACTCATCTATCTTATAAGAGATAGCATTTGCTTTCTCCTTTTTCTCGCTAATATTTAAAAACATCATATCGTCAATATTTAAAATAAGCATAGCTGACCATCATCAGCGACCTTAACATTACTCTCAGAAAACCAAAGTTCCTTGAATATCCTCTCCATGCAAGCTACGACAATCGAATTTCCAGCAGCCTTTTGAAGACTTGACTTCGACACTCCACTTTCAAGCATCTTGTCTATGTATTCTTCGTCAACGTTCATTAAGCGGAAGAGTTCTCTCGGAGTCAAACGCCTAATGCGCAACCTTGTCTCTCCTAGCACAACCAAGGAGTCCTTGCTCGCAGATGTAATGGTATTGGCTATATTCTTTCCAAGCTCGACCTTTGGACTATGCATTTCGCCTTTTATCCACTTCCCCTCTGAACGAGTTCTTATAGCTGCACTCATAGGCTCTTTCCTTTCATTTGACACAAACTTCTCTTTACATAGCAGGGCATCGCTCAAAAAGTACTTCTCGTCCACATTTTCCTCCAAGACATCAACTAAGTGTTTCTCCAGCTTTATCTTTCTCGGAAAATGATAATCTATCTTATCACCATCGTTTCGTATAGAGAGCATGAAGACACGCTTTCTGTTCTGAGGAACACCGCAATCTGCGGCATTTATCACCTTTGCGTAGTTGACATATCCATAGGATTCCAACTCCTTGCGCCACTTGTTAAAGAACCCAATAAACTTTGTTTGAACCAAAGCCTCTACATTCTCCATCAAGAGGTATTTCGGTCTCTTGGTAATAATGGCGTTTCTTGTAAACCAAAGGATAGAGGAACGTGTATTGCTTCCCTCCTCTATTCCTTTCTGCTTTCCGGCTTGCGAAACAGACTGGCAGGGTGTTGAATATGTCAGTAAGTCAAAATCAGCAACCTTGCTCCAATCTATCTTGGTCATATCACCAAAGTTCTTGCCGGACAGACTAGGAAAACAAGCGTTATGTAATGTTATTGCGCTTGGCTCTATCTCAGACCATCCGATGCACTCGTAATCGAAATCAGAATGGTTCTTCTTCAACCGCTCTAAAGCCATCAGTTGAGAGTCATATCCGGCACATAGTTCAAATGTATGTATCTTCATTAAATATCATGGGTTTTACAAAAATCCTCTACAAAGCCGTCACCCCAATCATCCTCATGCCATATCTTTGCAACTTCAAGCTGTCCCATTTCCTTTATGGCCAAAAGAACTTGCTTTATATCGTTTTCATACTTAGGCAATGAGTTCTCCATAATCGGAAATAAATCCTTTATCTCTTCAAAAGACAACACAACATCAAACGAGCCACCTCCACTTGGCGTTACTTCAAACAACTCTTCAGAAAGATTCTTTGCGGATTTTAACCACTTCAAGAATTGCTTTCTACTACGATACTCACAATATAAATTGCTAAACTTTACGTATAGCTTATCAAAACCTAACTCTTTCATAATAAATCAAATTTATCTTTAATTATCTGTTTCAAAAACCGTCTGCTTGCCTCGTCTCATAGCACGATACTTCTCAGGAGCCATTGGTAAGCCATTCTCTTTTAATGCTTTCTCATATGCACCAAAAGCCAAGCAATCCGCTTGCTCGTTCAAATCATCACCATTATGCCCCTTTACCCAAGTCAAAATAACAAGCTTATCCTTTGCACACTTACGATACAACTTAATTAAGTCTGGGTTCTTTATATCTGCGCCTATTTCCCAATCTGTATAGCGGAACATCTTCAATGCGTACTTAGAATCACTTCGAACCTCTATGACAGAACCTTTCGGGCAATAATTAACGGCTGATATTATCGCCAACATCTCCATTCTGTTATTTGTCGTATGCAAGCAATGATGTGTCTTTACCTTTTCAAGTTCACCTGTAGCTGTATTCACAACGATATAAGCCGAGCCACCTGCCTTGTGAGTGGAATAATTATCGCAGCTTCCATCGGTATAGCAAATATAGTTCGGAATTAATCTTTCCCTACGCAAGTCTTTCTTGCTATTTTTATCTTTCGCCTTCATTTCTTTGGCTATTGACTTGTGTAATTCTTTATTTTCGTTAATTTCTCTTATCTCTTCTGCTTTTTGTTGTATATCCAAACATCTTTTACTATTTTCATCAAACTTCTTTATTGTTATTTTGTCGCTGCACTTATAAGTGTACTCAGTTATCTCGGAACAGGAGTACGAAGCTGATATTTGGTATTCACCATTAGGTAATTCTACAAAATCATAGCCTTTTGGTAAGTACACATACACATGGAACTCACCTCTGCATTTTCTTAATGCCTTAGTCAAAATCGGGACAAAACGACTTTTAGGATATACCAAAAGACTCCGACTTGTTGCGACACTATCAATCATTTTTTCTCCTTCAAATGTAGCAAACGCATAATAATAACTTCCTTTGTCACCACACACATTACCAGCTAAACTTATATAACATTCATACTTCTTCATAATCTCGTATATATAATAATAACACGTAATATACTAAGGAACACGTTAGCCTATTAAAGACTCCCTAAATATATATTCCAACTAACTACTAATATGAAAATGTCCGAAATAGAACTCGACCTTTAATCAGGTATATTGGTTAATCCTATTGATCCATTATAGTATTTGTTCGTGCCTTTTTCAAAAGCACCATGTCCCTTCAATTTATAACCATAGATTCTGTGCTTGATAGCAACAGAAGTCTCTCGGTCTCCAAAAGAGTAAGAGCAAGGTATGATTAAATAGTGCAGGTTACCTACGTTAAACGTAAAGTTCCTACGACCAAGCCTTTGCAATGTTCGTTCCATCTCTCCCTCTTTTCTATCATCTGCCATGTGCATTTCCGCATACGTGGACTTAATCTTACCTTCGCTGATAAGATTCTTCTTGATTCGGCATATAGAGCCATGACCCATATTCACAACCTTTGCAAATGAGTTAGTAGTTAGTTGATGCCAAGCACAATCATTGTTTCCAACGTTAAAACAGTCTTGACGAGCACCACTAATAACCGATATGTACAAAATGTTGTTGACTATAGAATATAACTCTTTTAGCTTATAGTCCTTGTTAATAGGAATACGACAAACGTAAGCCCCTTGGAAGCGACCTCCATTTTTATTGGGCTTCTTTTCTTTGTCACGGAACGTATTCACGATAAATCGCCCATTACCAAGTTCTGTAAAGAGTCCATCCTCCTTGACATCCTTTAGCAATTTTCTTGCCTTTGGATAGCCTACACCGAGTTTTTTCTTTACATCCTTGATGGTTAAGTTAAATATTACAGAATTTCTGCGTTGCATCTTACACCAAATAGCAAAGCAAAGCGTCTCCTTGTGCGCCTTCACTTCTGATGATGACGCACCATAGGTATACTTCTTTACCAAGTCCATACGTATATGTAAATAATGCTTTCCCATAAATTCCTTATTTGTTTAACTTATTTGTGTTTCGCCTACTCCAACATTTATAGCCCATTATTAACTTAGAACTATCTAAGGATGTTTCGACTCAAAACAAGGATTCTAAAAAGAAATCCTTACCCTTCATTCGTCTGACACCGAAATCTAGGTAAGGATTATCGTGGTATGGCTTTCGCCACGGAAAATCTTATTGATTCTTGTAAGCGTGTCAGCACCAACAAAGCACGCTGCAAAGATACTAATTTATTTTCAAACTGCAAGGGCTTTAATGTGATATTCTACTCTAATTGCGTATTTTTAACACACAACCCAATTTTAGTTACATATATAAAACTACAAATACATTAAGCCGCTTGCAATATTAACATTTTACACTCTAAGGCATTTTCAAGACAAAAAAAGAGAGCAACCACCATCACTGGCAGCTGCTCCATAAGTTGTTACCTTAAACCAATCTAAAACCTTAATAACTAAAAACCAACCTAATAAAATAACTTTTTCTTATATTTTACCGTGAGAAAGAAAATCATTGTAACCAGCATCAAGGAAACGACCCAAAAGGAAATCATACCGAATTTCCAATAGAACAAATCCCATCCCTCCAAGTCTTTCTCAATATATTCCTTTTTGGTCTGGGCAATACTCAATTCTCTGTTTAGGCTATCCCTCTGAGCCTTATATATACTCGCTCGCTCTGCTATCTCCTTATAATGAATAAGGCTATCACGAACCTTGGATAGTTCCTTGCTGTCCCTGTATCTAATCTCTATATGAGTAGAATCCTTACCTAGCACTTTACCACTCTCATCTACCCTTGTCTTGACATCATCCTTGATGTAAGTAGAATCCTTAACCTGCTTTTCGGTCTGCTCCCAATGATAAGATAGCAAGCTATCCCGAATAAGCTTGACCCTTTCGTTGACAATTGAGTCCCAATGGGCATAAGTAGTAGTGTCTCGCACCACTTTTTCTACATCTATATATCTTGTCGTCCGGCATCCGTACATCATAAGCATGATGAAGAAACCTACCAATATGGTAACGAGCCAACGCCACCAATCAAATCTAAGCTCCATATCAACCTCCTTTTTGAGTGCAAAGGTACAAATAAAATCAATAGGAACAATTTTTCTGCCCACTCTCTCTTTTTCAAAATTTCAAAAGTGAAGAAAAACCACCACCCAATTAAGGATGATGGTCTTACTAATGCCTTAGTTGAGCCTGTATCTCGTAAGATTACCAAGTGATTATCTTTCCGTTGTTACATACGAGCTTTCCGTATTGTATATTTCCAACTCTGCGAAGCCATCCATGCAGGTTCACACTTTGCTTTGGGTCATTGTTCACAATCGCATTGAGAAAGGCAATTCGTGACACCTTCAACTTATCGAACAACGACCATTGGCCTTGTTTGTATGAATTGATAGCAGCCAAGGTCATGTTACCCATGATACCATCAGCTTTTGTTCCTACAATAGTTTGAATCTTTTGTACGGCTCTGCTTACTCCACTATTATAAGCAAAGTCAACCAAGAGATTAGCCACCGACTGGCTGTTGATTTGGTCAGCCTTGCAAGCATCCCAATAATATTTCTTGAAGATGTGATGCCATTGTTCATCGGTTATCTTCTTCAAGTCCGATGCGGTCTTGTTTGCTCCATACACTTTGCGGAACGTCTCTAGGGTAACGCCTTTCATTGTTTCGTGTCCCCTATCACTCTTCTTGTTAGAATAACCACCCTCGAATGAGAGTATGAATGGTTTTAAAATACTTGAATCTGCCATAGTCTATTTATCGTTTTCGCTTTGATGTTCGCCACGTTCCCCTATCGTCTTGGTAATGCCAGCTGTGACGAACAAACTAGCCACACTACCAACAAATGCACTTAACCCCATCAAATCGGTCTTGATCGTCCCATAAGTCACCACTTCCCACACTAAGATGAAGCATACAACTAAGAGCATCAAGAAACCTATCAAGGTCACGGACACTAAGAAGAATGCCTTGCTTGAATGTCCGCTATTAACTTGTATGAGTAATTTCAGATACTTTATCATAACTTAATCCTCCCTATCACGATATATCGCATCTTCTTCCTTTTCAACCAACGATTCTAAGGATTCTCGCTTTCTTGGTGGGGTTCTAAGTTGGCATCCATCCTTGATGCATCTGTTCCATTGTGCCTCATGCAAGGCAAGCTTCAAATCGTTCTTCTCATCCCTAAGATTGCGTATGGTAATACGATACTGATTGATTTCCTCATACAATTCATCTACTTTACTATTAAGATTAACGACCGACTCGTTGGAACGTTCATAGAGAGCCTTCCACTCATCGGCATACGATGAAATAGTCTTATTCTCTTCCTGTGATGCGAGTGCCGCCTCCTTTCGTTTTCTACTATTATAGTACAGCAACGTGGAGATAACTCCCGATGCGCAAAGAAGATTAATTCCCGTCTGTATTAATTGAATAGTTTCCGCTGTCATTTCCTTATGTTTTTTGTTGCAAAGATAGCTATTTATATATAATAATGTGAAAATAGCCGAGTCAGAAAACTACACAATTAATTTTTGTGCAAATAATTAAATATTTCCTTAAACAAAGTTATAACACATTAAATTATTTGCTCTATCAATAAAATCTCATTACCTTTGCAAATACAGGTGAGTCACACCATAAAAAACTGAATAAAAATGAAGATAATAGAACAAGATACAATAGACATCATTAAGGCGCACATAAATGAACGACCAAGATACAAGTTGGCACAAAGAATGGGTGTCAGCGTGAAATTCTTGTATAAGATTCTACATGATTGCAATTGTAAAATCGAACATAAAAGACCTGTTCCGAAACCCAACAAGAAGCGTGATGAACAAATTGCAAAGCTTTACACCAACCATTCAGTCAAAGAGATTGCCGAGATTGTAGGGTGTCATCCGTCTACAGTAGGAAAGGCGGCAAAAAGACTAAAGCTTACTCATTCGAATGAAACTATTGAAAGGCTTAAAAAGAATAGTTTAGCAAATTTAAAGAAAGCATATGATAAAGCGACAATAGGCAAAAGGGTAAAAAGCTGGCAAAGAACCATGCAGATGGAGAAATTCAGAGTTATATCCTGCATTCCGCAACAGACGAGATTCAAATTTGCGGATATGCCTATAAAAGCATATCATGCCAAGTACAATCTCATAACAAAGCATGGATATTTCGCTTTCGAAGGTGAGCCATACACCATAGGTTATGACCGGAATACTCTCAGAATGGATGAAGAATACTATAAGAACAAATATGGATTTTCTTTTGAGGAGGATGAAGAATGCCAAGAAGATTAACAAAAGAACAGATAGACTATATTAAAGTCCACATCAATGACTACCCACGAAAGGAAGTAGCCAAGGCTGCTGGTGTTACACTACACACCTTATATAAATATATCACTATTTTAGGTGGCACAAAAATAGACAACAAGTTGAGTAAAGAAACCATCAGCCAAATTTCCGTCATGTACCAAACAATGACAGCAAGGGAAATTTCCGAAGTGTTGAATATTCCTCAATCTACAATATTAGGACAAGTCAGTAAGCTTGGTTTAAAACACAATGTAGAAACGATAAATAGAATTCGTAAAGAGCGAAACAAGTCTCTAAGAAACTATTGGAATAAAGAAAGATATGCAAGTAAAGGAAGAAAACTTCACATGCAATACAAAATGGATGAACTTAGAGTTATGTCGGGCAAGCCGCAAGAGACAAAGTTGAGGATAAGAAAGCTCTCCTCAAAGGCTTTGAATGCTAAGATGTATTTGCGAAAGTCTTATAACTATTTCTACTCTAAGGGTGAGCCGTTCATTCTCTGCTATGACTCCGAGACAAAAAGACACCCTAAAGAGGAATACTATACTGAAAAGTTTGGTTTCAAGTTCGTGTGTGCTTAATTTCTGTTTGCTGTTCCGTTTGCATTTTTCGTTTTCTGCAAACGGAATTTGCAAACAAGCCTTTGATTTCTATGCATCCGGAAGTATGATATTACCTCCTATCACCTTAACTACTTGATTATTAGTGATTAAAAGAAAGTTTGATAGAGTTATTTCATCTTATCCTTATTATTCGTAACTTTGCAGCCGTAACGTTACATAGAGTTAGTTTAATTAAGGTTTAACACAAAAAGATTATTCTTATGGAGACATCAAAAACTTATGTTTTTAATCCAGAGGGTTCAGGTAACAATGGAGGAATGATGAGCTTGATAGCTCCTCTGCTCCAACAGAGAGGCGTTGATCCAAACGTTCTTCTTGCGATGAAGGGTAATAACGGATTCGGCAATGGTGATGGTTCTTGGTTCATTTGGCTGCTCTTTATCCTTTGCTTCTGCGGTTGGGGCGGTAATGGTTTCGGCTTTGGTGGCCGTGGCAATGGCGGAGGTCTTGCTAACGAAATCAACAATGACTATGGTCGTTCCTTGCTTATGGATGCTATCGGTGGCAATCGTAATGCACTCAGTAATCTCGCTACTCAGCTCAATTGTACTGAAGGACAGATTCAACAAGCAATCTCTGCCTTGACAACCCAAGTTCAGAACGTGGGCAACCAAGTAGGCATGAGCGGAATGCAAACCATCAACGCTCTTCAGCAAGGTAACATGCAGATTGCATCACAACTCGCTGATTGCTGCTGCCGTGTAAATAACAATATTACGGCTATGGACGGAAACGTCAAGTTGGCTATGTGTCAGCAGACTGGCACTTTGCAGAATGCCATCAACAATGTAGCCGTAAGTCAGGAACGAGGCTTTTCTAATGTTGCTTTCGAAACCAAGGGTCAGACATGCGACATTTTGAATGCTATTAAAGATAGTACTCAGACCGTAGTTAATGGCCAACGCCAAGCAGAACTCAGAGATATGCAGGACAAGATAGACCATCTTCGTGAAGAGAATGGAACTTATAAGTCTTCTGCCATGACTTCGCAGATTGTAGGTCAAGCTATGGCACCTGTCAACGCTATGTTGGCTGGCTTGCAAAAAGAGGTAGATGGTATCAAGTGTAAGCTTCCATCAACTGTCACAACCAGCTACAGCCCATTTACTGCTGTTCCAAATTGCGTTGCTTGGCAAACAGGCTTATATGGTCTGAATGGTGTCAACAATGCAAGCTTTTGGGGTTAATTAGGAAAGGAGGCTGCTATGTTATGGATGAGACCTTTTGCATGGGTTAATCGTAACGGCTCGGCAGCTATCGCATCTACAGGCGTGGTGGTGAACACCGAAAATGTTGTTTTCTCGTTCAGAAACCACGCCTTCGTGAATGCTAACTATAGGGGAACTATCTTTGTGAACCTACATCAAGCCATTCCGACAGGTACGACAAATACGCTGCCAATCCTTTTCGAGACCAATGGCGTAACCCAAGCTGTAACTAAGTTCAACGGCAATCCTTTGACGGTAGCCGACATTGCAGGAACTGGAGTTTATCAGTTTTGGTTCGAGCGAGATACTAACACCCTTCAGCTAATGACGGGTATTGTTTAACAATTAACATTACAAAGCTATGTTTCAAGGACTTCGACCTAACAGCATATTCTATGTGCTTGACAAGGGTGAAAACCCAAGTCTTAAAATCGGACAGGTTGTGTCGGTCAGTAACCCACAACCTAAGTTCCCAACATATACTCCTGGGCAATTCAACCCACAACCAATGGAGACTACCGTTGATGTTGTCGTAAAATTGCCTAATGAACAAATGGAGTTCAAACAACTCCCATCCAATATGCAAATCGCAAATTCAGAAAACCTCGTGGTTTCTGAAAGCCGTGAAGCTATGGATGCGGAAGTTGATGCTATGTATCGGCATTCTAAGGAGATTGTGGAAAGCGAGCCATACCACAAAAAGGTTATGGCAGAGTGCGCAAAGATGCGTGCCGTATTGAATCCACAAATAGCCAAAGACAGACAACAGGAAGAAGACATCAATAACCTCAAAAGCGAGGTTAGCGGGATGAAGGGAACTTTGACCGATATTAAGTCTATGTTGTCAGTGGCTTTGGAAAAAGTTAATACAAAAAAGTAAATCATTATGGGATACATGATAGAAATTACCGAAAACAAGGTAAATGAAATGTCAGAACTTGTAGAGAAGATGCTTAAGTATGGTGGCAAACTCATGCACTGCATTGATGAAATGGGTGATGACAAGTATGGAAGAATGGGTCACAGAAGCCCAATGCCAGATTACCGAGACAATTGGGATGACGATGATGACCGCTATGGTGAAAGACATGGTGGTCGCAGAGGTGGCGGTTATCGCTATTAGTATTACACTTTGAGGTGGGGAGAAATCTCCACCTCCTTTAAAAGCTTTTATTATGGTAAGATACAAAATACCACTTGACGCATACGATATGAAGCCTGAAGGGATGATTGCATACCTTCGCTACAATGGCTGGCACTTCAATAAAAAGATGTGCGATTGGGCTATTACCTTAATGCGCAAGACAAACGCAACAACTGGTAAGCTCGAAAAAGTTGAACCGACAGAAAAAGATACAGTCGAGGAACTTCTTAAAGTCAACAACGTAAAGTTGGAGAATGCCGACAATTACGATTTCGTTTATGTCGCAAACATGGCTAGAGCCGATTTCTTTAAGTCTTCTTTAAAAGACGAAGCTGCTTTGGCTCAATTCATTAAGGATATGGTGGATGACCCAGACCAAGCGGACGGATTTATTTTCAATAGATTTTATGCCGATTGCAACCATAATGGTATCGGCATTCCATGGGATGATGTATTATGATTAAACAAGAAATTTACTTGGAGAAATACGATTGGAATGTGATTGTATGTCATGTAGCTAATCAAGAAGATGTTGACGAAGCTATGGACTTACTAAGTTCCATTGATTGTAAGGGGCAACCATTATTGGATGCATACGACCACATTTCAACCAATTCTTCAAACAAAGGATTGACATACACAAATGTTTCAAAGAAAACAAGTGTTGTGCTCATTTGCAAATCTACTTCTGAAGGTGAGTATATAAATAGTCTCACACATGAAATGTTTCATGTAGTAGCACATATATGCAACCATCTGGGAATAGATATGCAAGGCGAAGAACCATGCTATCTTATGGGATGGCTTTGTCAGTCGATATTATAGAAGATTTCCTTATAAGTTTAACTTGGCGGGCAGACCTTGGATTTTTCCATCTGCCCTCCTATAAAATTACAAGAATATGAGTTGTTCGAAAATCAAAAATTACCTTTATGAACGTTTTAATGAGGATTTTAACGTTCTATCTGAGAATGAAAATCGAGTTATCATAACATTTGATGATAATGACTTGTCGGTACTCGTAAACAAGATGGAGAATAAATTATTCATTCTCGTTCCGCTAACTAATATGCATTCGTTTGAACATCATCCGGATTGGATCTTGGTAGATGGCGAACGCATCAATAGCAACCTATTTTGGAAGGAATGCGGCAACCAAGTGATAGAATATCAAGGTGATGCCCCTATAGCTATCAAGCAAGACACCATAGAGAGAATTGTTAATGATTTCATTAAAAACAGATAACGTTTTAAAATTTGCATTAATTTATTTGCAAGGCCATCTTTTTTGTCGTATCTTTGCATTGTAATAAAAATGGTGAGACACACCGGAACAACTGTGTTTTACAAACTTAATTTTCGTAGATAAAGATATTAATATATCAATATAGAAAAAAGCAAAATTATGACAGAAAAAGGATATTTAATCAAGAAAAAAGTATTATTCATTGATTTAGACGACACGATTATTACAACTATATCAGGAAACACCTTTCCTACAGATGTAACAGATTTCAAAATCCGTAAAGAGGTTTTGGATAAGATTGTAGATGCATTCCCTACTCTTTACTATGTGGAAATAGTCTCAAATCAAGGTGGCATCCCTCAATTTGTTGACGAACAGGATTTCATCGGAAAGATAAAGGCTATTGAAAGCTTTATGCAAAAATATCTTCGCAATCATACCGGACGAAATATCTTCGTCAACTCTATGTATTGCCCATCGCATGCAGAGATAGAAATGAGAAAGCCAAATACAGGAATGCTTGAGTCGTATTCTTCTTGGAAGAAAAGTGAGCTGATAATGATAGGTGATGCTAGCGGAAAAGAAGGTGACTTCTCGGACTCCGACAAACAATGTGCGGAGAATTTCGGTATTGAGTACATAGATATAGAAGACTTTTTGAAAATGTAAAAACAAAAAAAAGAGGGGAAGTCAGAGTGACTATTGCAAAAATTACAACAGTCACTCACGCAAACTGAAACAAAAAAGAGAGGCAATCACTTACCTCTCTTACTCTTTATGTAGTGTAGTATATCCCACTTCTTAAAATATCGGGTGTGCCCACGTTTCTTGCACTCACCATTAGGAATGTCACCCCTAGCAACCATTCGATTCAATGTTGCGTCAGAAACGTGAAGCTTCTCCTTGACTTCCTCAGTGCTCATCATTGGGTTGAGAGCATACGGCAGATAGTTCTCACAAAGGTCTTCTATCTC